AGAGCTTCGTTATCACAGTACTGACACTCGCTGTAACCAGGGGTCATGTACTCATCTTTTAATGTCTCGTCGCTCTGCTTGTAACCGAGACGAGTCAAAGCTGCGACGAAAAAGCCGCAATCTTTGCCGTAGATACGAAGGTAGGTTTTGCGCTTAGTGTTGACGATAGCGCGATGAGTGATGCGGATGAAATCCGGATTGTCGTCTTGAACATATGCCAAATTCAAGTTGCTCTTTGGATGAGCATACTGGGAAACTTCATCAGCACCGTGCATGCAGCTCTGAGGACCATGGTTGTACACTTTCTGCCAACCATCTGGATCTGTATTGCTGATGAACTGCACAGTGGGAAGAATGTTTCCCAGCACTTCCACTTTCCATGCAGCTTTGATGTCATCAGGTGCGTACTGGAGAATGCGTTCAAGAAACATTTCAGGAGACGTTCGAGTGAGTCGACCGTCTAACATGTTCTTGACGCTGGAGTAGTAGGCGATTTTTCCAGGCACATTCGTGCTGGAGTGAACCAGTGTGGCTGTCCACACCGGACGTAGTGCATCGGACCACTTGAAGTGACGTGCCAGTGCTTTGGCTCGAGCCTTGTAGCACTCTACCTGCTCCATGGAAGTGAGGTAGTTTTCTGGCTGAAAATTTACGTTGAACACGTCAGGGACCGTGCAAAACATACAGATACTCCAGGGTGGAATTGGGGCTCCTTCGGAGATTCGAACTCCGGTTTCTACGCGGAAAGCGTAGTGTCCTCCCGACCGCGGATTACCGCAGGTCAGTAGCCTCTAGACGAAAGGAGCGTGTAGAAGTGATCATCAACATTAAGAAGAGGACATCTTGTCTTCAGCTGTCTTTACGTCATGACAGCTTTCGCACAAGACTTGGAGGCCACTGATGGGAACCAGTAGGCGACTCCAGGCTTCTTCGAGAGACAGACCGTCGATCTTGCCCCAAGGAACAATGTGATCGACGCTAACTTGCTTGCCGGAAAAGTACTCAAGACAGTGAGCACACTGGTACTCAAATCTCTGGCGTGGATTCGTACCAGTGTATGGACGCTTCACTGCCTGGAGGCACTGGGCTCTTGGTGGCCATTTTACCCAGGCCCTTCGCATCGCTGATCTGATGAATGACCGATACCGGGCATTGCTCCATGTCGGGTACGACGGGCAAGGCTCGATAATAGGCCGCGTCTTCTTCGGAGATCTTGGGCGGGATTTCTTCTTTGGCATGCATAAAGCTTATCAGACTCCAGTGCTGCCGAAACCCCCCGTCCCACGAATCGTGTCAGGAAGTTCTTCCACTTCCTGCATCAAGATCTCCGGAAGCTGGATGATCATTGCTTGCGCAATGCGATTTCCTGGCTGCAAAGCTTCGAAGATTTCCCGGTCACGGTTGAGGTGTCCATCGTTCAGCTTGACGAGGATCTCGCCTCGGTAGTCGCTGTCGATGACGCCGACCCCATTGCGGAGCGTCAAGCCGAGCTTTGTGCTGAGGCCGGAGCGGGGGAAGATGAGCATCCCGTAGCCGGGAGGAAGCGCAACCGCTAAGCCTGTGTGTACGGTATAGCCGTTTTCTTCGGCCTTTACGGACACAATCTGGAGGTCAAAGCAAGCTGAATCTGGGGTGGCCTTCACAGGCAAAGCAGCCGCAGAGTCTAAACGCTTTACGAGGAACTTCAACATGCTAACATCCTTAGCTGAAGGTGATTGAAAATGGGTTAATGGCAATGAAAGGCAAAGAGCTAACCAAATTCCATGAAGGCGAAAGCCTCACCGCATACCAGGACACACGAGGGTTCTGGACGATTGGAGTTGGTCATCTCTTGGCTGAGCCACGTAACCCGAAGTGGCGTGGCTACACAATCACGAAGCAAGCCTCAGATCGTCTCTTCGATCTGGATTGGCAGAAACACATTGCCCTGGTGCAGAAATACGCACCGTGGGCTATGGAATTCGATGAGGTGAGGCGATATGTCATTATCGACATGACCTTCAACCTTGGCGTGGAACCGTTTGATGGTGACGGATTCAAAGACTGGCCAATGTTTGTTGCACAGCTGAAGGCTAAGAACTGGCCTGCTGCAGCTGCCAACATGCGTTCCACCCTCTGGGCTACCCAAGTGAAGGGACGTGCTCAGCGTCTGGCCAAGATGATTGAAACCGGCACCTGGCCTCGGGAGACCGGGGTTCCTGTTATCAGCTAATGAAAGGGTGGAATCATGGGACAGTGGTGGCACAACGCCTTTGTGGCGACAGTGGAATGGATCCTTCTTTTAGGTGCAGTCATGACAGCAATCGGAATCGGCTTGAAGCGTGTCTACTCCATGGCTCGAGGCGTGGAGAAGATCCTTGAATTCACTGTGACCGAGAAAGCTGAACGTGAAAAGCTTGCAACCGAACTGGCTCAGCATATCCAGAAAAATAGTGAACGAGATGCTGCACGTAGTTTGCAGATTGCCGAGCTAGTAGAGACTGTCCGTGAGATCAGTAGGGAGACTCGCCCAAACGGCGGATCGTCCATGAAGGACGTATTGAACCAAGCAGCGAAAAACATCGCTGAGGTTCAAACCCGAGTTGCAGTCTTGGAAGAGTGGAAACGCCACGAAGAGCGTAATTAAGTGGTTCTAAGAAATTCATCCAATTCGTTGGTAGCAAGATCGCAAACCTGATCTTGCACTGCTTCCGGTTGATCAGTAGCGCCCAGCGCAGACTCGGCGCACTTTGTAGGCGCGCCAGTTGTAGGCTCTCTCCTTGAGTCGTTGAACCATGTTTTTCTTCGTTCGAGTGACCCCATAGATCGTCATAAGGCAATCGCCATTACGGAAGGCCATCCATAGTTTCACAGGCTTCATTTGTCACCACCCACGGTTACAGTTTTTACGATTTTGTCGATTTGCCTCATGTGCTGTAACAGTCGTCCTCTAATTTCGGCTGCATCTATCGCAAGTCGTCGATTGCCGTTGGGGTCCGCCGCTGCTGCAACACGGAGGTTGGTTAGGAAATCAAGCCCGTTGTACGCGGCTTCGATGTCATTCCTCATTGATCGCAAAAGCCCGCTAGCCTCAGACTGACACGCGGCCAATGCCTCCTCGGTTTCCCCGAGCAGGCGCAGGCGCTTGGCCGCTTCTTCGACAGCGTGGCGGCTTACGATGACCATGACGCCATCTGCGTCCGATTGTCGCCCGTTGTTTAGGTGCGCGATCAGTTCACTACTATCGGTCATTCTCGACTCCGTGGTTTGCTCAATGACTTCACTACGACCAGTCTGAATCGCATTCCGGGATTAGCGTCTTGATACCACTGCATCACGGCTTCTGCCTCGCGACGGGATACCAATTGCAACTGCTCATCGGTCAACCACGGACCGTCGGCTAGCCGCCCTTCAAGGTTATAAGTCCTTCGTGGGGCATTCATGGCACAGCCTCGGCGCGCGCAAACCCGTGGCGCGGGCAGTCAACGCGCCATTCGACACTCGCGTCTAGATGGCATGAGCAGATGGCACCATAGTTGATGACTGTTGGGCTGCACCAGCAGCCGAAGTCGTCCATGTGAATCCCCTCCTTAGCCAGCAGGCGCATTGCTTCGGCCAATCGAGTCTTGAGTGCGTCGCGCTCGTTGCAAAGCGCATACCAGTCATCGTGGCTGATCGGCTCTAACGCCTCCCTGTCCTCGGCTTCGGCAATGTCCATAGGGGTTGGATAACTCATGGCTTAACCGCTCCGGCCTCAGTAGTGGTGCGCCCTGCCATCTGAGAACTAGGGCAGGACGGCTTCAGCGCGGGCCACGCCTTCCATGCCCGACCCCTTGCCCAAGGGGCGGGATTCATGGTTGCACCGCGTCGGATGTATCAGCGGCACAGTTCCGCTCGACTATCTCCCGATCAGTGGGGCGGTCCCATCCGGTCACGAGGCCGCAACGGCGGCAGTAGTGGAAATACCGCATTCTGCCTTCGGGGCCGAATGCTGCGTCCGGCTCCCATTGATGACTGAACCATCTGCAAAGCCACTTCATTTCTTGCCCCTTGTCGTAGCCACGCTACGATCTGTTCCGCTAGAACTGATTACGCCGCAACCTGCTGCGGCCGCTGGCGGCAGCGTGCGCCTTAGATTCCTGCTTAAGCATCCGCTCCAACTCCTCCTGCTCGTAATCAACTGATGCGCTGACAGCGGCCTCTTTGTAGCCACGCAGAATTGCCAGTGCCTCGGCCTTGCCGTTGTTGCTCATTACCAAACAGCGGCCTGCCTTTTCGATAGCCTGCTCGGCCTCCGCGAGCTTTGTACGAAGATCTCGTATTTCACAAAATGAATCGAGTTGCGTTTGAATATCGTTCATTAAAAACGTACTCCTACAGTAGCCATGGCCGTCCATCCTTCTTCTTGAGAGGGCTGCATGGCTTGGATACCTACGCTCAATGGTCCAATCTTACGTGAGACGTACGGACCAATCCCTTCGTAGTTCTCAATAGGCACGACGGCACCGACCTCCCATTTTGATTCCTTGTTCTGAATATAAGGTTCAAGTGGGATGTCGTAGCCGCCAATGATCTTGCCACCTTCAGCAGTAGCCACGACACGTTTACCAGTGCCAGTGTCGACGAGGCCGAAGTCGATTTTCACCTCTTCACACTCGCAGTCAGGTGCACTCTCGGGTGTAGGCTCAGGCTTTACAACCACTTCGCCAGCACGCTCGAGCTTGCCGCCAATTTTCTTGGCAGCCTTCTGGAGCTTCTTCGGTACAGGCGGTGCCACATTCTCGGGCAGGCGCTCCAAGACGATCACATTGATGTCCTCGAGTACCTGCTCAGGCGCAGCTGTCTCCAGGATCTCTGTGGGCTTGTAGAGCTTCCAGCCAATGGCCAAACCAATACCAATGCCGATGACCAGGCATACGGCCCCTACGATGAAGTGGGACCGAAACTGGCGAAATGTGTCAATCATGTTTTGTCTCTCAAGAACATCCAGTCTTCGACTTTGAAAGTCGGTACCCGTTTACCGTTTGCAATCGGCTCCAGGATGGTGGTCTGATCAACCACATTCGGACCTTCGAACATCAGGACACTCGTGCCCTTTTCGAAGTAAATGCCGTGAATCTCGTTGTGTCGGATTGAGTACCAATCACCCGGATGATACACCTCCCCATCTTCGAAGAAGGACACCGGTCCATAACCTTCGAAGTGATCGTATTCACCGGGGATGGGCTTACCGTTCTCGTCATGAATGACGTTCAGGAAGCTGACCCAGTAGGGATTGGCTTTCTTGTGGTTGTACTCAGCAACGCTCTGAGCACGACGGAAAGTGACGTTTTCGACACGGCCTGTGAGAACGACAGCCGTGAAGTCGAACCGATGCGAATGTGGCGTAATGCGCTCATACGTCGTTCGGTCGGCTTCGAAGAGCCGCACCATTCCATGGTGGTTTCCACCAATGAGATAGCTCGTCAGTCCTGGAATGCCGTAGTTGCGTACCGATGAGTGACGCATCCGGCGAATGACATTGGAGGGCTTCAGCTTAGACATTTGGGTACTCCACCATTTCGATGTTGGCTTCTTCTGCGAGCTGCAGAACACGTTTGAAAGCTTCACCCCAGCGTTCTTCTTGCTCAGGTGTTGCCTTGGGAAACACAACCCGTCTGATGCCAGCCTGGATCACATGCACAAAGCAGCGATCACAGGGCATGAATGGCACGGTGTACAGGGTGTACTTGTTGAGAGACTCCCTCGCTGAGAGTATGGCATTCATCTCAGCGTGAACAACCAAAGAGTATTTGGTAGGGCGGTCATTCAATCGCTCAGGCGTGTCAGCGATACCGCGAGGGAATCCGTTGTAACCTACCGACACGATAGTGCGATCGGGGCGGACGATCACAGCACCAACTTGGGTGCTTGGATCTTTGGACTTTGACGCCGCAATGGTTGCAATGCCAAGGAAATATTCATCCCACTTCATATCAGTATCCTTCGGGAATGGGTTTGCCGGTTTCTGCAACATACTGTTCTTTCAGCATGTCGATGACATCGGAATGGGCAGGTCCAAAGTCGCAGGTTGAATAAAACCAGCGAAGGAATTCGAGTTCTTCTTCGTTCATTGTGTGATCCCTGCTGCTGAAAGCATTGCTGCATACTTGGCTTGACGCTCGGTGTCCAAAACATTCCATCGTTCTGGAATGTTTGTCGGGTCACCGCCGCCATCAAGATATGCCTTGGTGAAATTGAGCACGGCCTGGACCGCTTGGTGATACTCAGCAATGGCATTGCAAAGCTGCCAGTTGCTTTGAATAGTGCGTTCCAGGTCACTCACGAATCATCTCCTCGATGTTGTGCAGCACGTTACGAGCTGCATAAACATCACGGATATATAAAATGTGACCATTCCAGCCCATCAATGGCTGGTCTGGATGTTTGTGCAGGAAATCTTCCAAGGGAATTTTGGCAATGGGCTCAAGTGCCTGCATGGCACTGGTGAGCACAGTGAGTAGCTGGGCTACTTTGGCTTCGTCGACCATGATCATGGCGTGATGAGATCAAGCTTGAGGAGACGTGAATAGATGCTGGCCGTTGTGCGGCCAAAGGTTTCGGCAATTTCAGGAATTGCCTCCAACACAGGTACACCACCTTCTCGGTAGACTTTGGCGTAAGCAGTCAGCTGGACATCGAGATATCGTGTCCATGGCTTACCTGCATTACGTGGACCTAGAGGGATCCATTGCTGACAGCATTGACACCGCATCGGAGTAGTTCCTGTAATTCACGAGAAAATTCAGCGTATCGCTTGTGGAGCGAACGCGGTATCACGTACTTACGTGACGGATCCATGTTGTGTTGGAGATCGCAAAGCTTCACACGTACAGCGTCTGGATTTGCTTTTACTCGAAGCTTGTAAATGGCGTAGCTTTCGCCAGGAATTTTGCTCAGGGAATCAATCCCATTGAGCACACGCTGGGTCATGCCGATGTCTTTCAGCTGTTGCCACGTTACTTCGCAGTCTTCGACAAGATCGTGGCCGAGAGCAATGCACTGCAGCTCTTCGTCATTAGTGTAGAGCAAGTGCATCACAGCGAGTGGATGCAGAATGTACGGCTCGCCACCTTTGTCTGTTTGTCCGCAATGCTTGTACGTTGCGAACATGAGCATGTTGCTCAGCATCTGTCCTTTCATGGGCCTAGCCAATCAGAGCCTTGGGGCGTTGCAGCAAGATCCTGAGTTGGATCAAGAAACTGTGGCCAGTAGTTGATGTACGGACGGCCCGTCAGGATGGCATAGAGCACGCAGTTTTCAGTGCCACCTTTCGAACCATTCCAAAGAGCGACCAAAAGATCGCATTCATCGACCATGCGTTGGTTGCGCACCTGCATGGCAGCTTTGGTGTAGCCACCCTCGGAACAAACCACCACGTGTTGCGCTTGCTGCAACAGAGCCTTGTAGTAGAGGCGAGTTGCTGAAGGCCACACGAGTTCCTGTCCAACGAACGGGATGTAGGCATGGAATGGAATGTTCAGGTTGACGGCTGCCTGGGCTATCGCCATATCCCAGCCTTGAGCCATCCCAGAGATGACTGTGGAAGGCTGGTTCTGCCGAAGCACATCCATGGCTAGGCTGAGCACACGACTGTTGGTGTAGGGATCATACCCACCCAACTTGTCGGGCCGATGGCCAGTGCCTGCGATGATCATGCAACCGCCTTCTGCTTGTTGATCACGGTGAGAACGAGCTGAAACGAATCAGACTCGTGCTCAACACGCTTGAGATCGACTGGACGACCGTATTGAGTAGCCAGATAGGCAGCTCGAGCACGGGCCTGGTGGAAGCGGTCCTTGAACCACTCCCCTTCCACGTAGTAGCCGGGGCGCTTCATGTCAGGCCACTCGATTGAGTGCCGTACCGGTGCGCTCGTAGACCTGGATGCGGCTGCGCATGCTGGCGATACGCTCACGAGCAGAGTCACGGTACTTGAGGGCATCTGTCTTGCTGAGCATCACGTCCATCGTGACGCCATCAGCAGTGCGGATGAAGTAGAGCGGCTGACCCTTCCGCATGGCGTTCGAGATGGCGATCAGGTCGGCTTCATCCGACGACGCAATCGAACTCTCGTCGCGGCCCGACTTCAGTGGCTTAGCAGACATCGTGCGACGCTGGCCGGTAACACGGACACGGTTCTGACGCTTGAGGCTGTTGTACACGAGATTCTCCATCAAGGTTGGTTGAACAACTGGAAGCATTCACACACAATAGGCGAGGACACCTCCAGCCCATTAAGGTTTGAACATGGCAACCGTAGACGTACGCAATGTGCCCACTGTCGTTGAGATTGGGCCTGACGCTATCGTTGCCGAGTTCACGGAAACGGATGTTACGGCTCAAGTGATGGTTGGTCCAACCGTCGTTGAGTTCTCTTGGGGTGAGTTAATCCCGGAGCCTGGTCTCTCTGGTGGTGGTGTCTTCCAGGGACAAGTATATATCCGTCCAGACATCCCAACTTTGCCTGCGCATAGTGAACCAGTAGATCCATCTGCTGATTACATTATGCTTTGGGATGCTAGTCGTGACGAGCACGTAAAAGTATTAGCAGATCTTGGTGGTGATGAAATTGAATGGGCTACTCATGAAGAAGTAGATGCAGGTGCTCCACGATACAAAGCTGTTGATCCTGAAACGGGAGCTTATGCATATGATCGTTTACGACATCCAGGGCAACATCAAGCAGGTAAAGGCACAAAAACTGTTCAACTAACCGATGCTCCTTCAATTTCATTGAATGGACATGGATCAAATGTTTTTCGCCTAACGCTTGGAGGTAATCGAACGATTCTTCCAATTGATAACCCGATTCAAGGACAGGTTATCAAGTTAAGAATTAAACAAGATGCAACAGGCGGTCGTACCATCACATGGCCAGCGAATTTTCGTTGGATTATGGACATTACGCCTATTCTTTCAACAGCTCCTAATGCTGTTGATATTGTTTATGCCGCTTACGATGAAGTTGACAATGTATGGGAAGGCTCATTTCTTCCTGACTTCACAGGTACAGGTACTGGTTGGGGAATTCTTCCAGCCGGTCCAGCCGGTCCTCCTGGAGCACCTGGTGCTGTTGGTCCAGCAGGTCCAACCGGTCCTGCAGGTACGCCTGAAGGTGGTTTAACAGGCCAAGTTCTCACTAAATTGAGTGATGATGACTACGATGTATCGTGGGAATCACTTACGGGTCTTGAATTTGGTTTACTCGGAGATGTCAATCTCACTGGTGTAATTGACCACGATACTGTTATTTGGGATACCACGACTAGTCGATGGATTCCTGTTCATTTAGCTATAAGTTCACTTGATGATGTAAATCTCGCCGGTCTTGCAGATGGTGATGCTCTTGTTTGGGACACCGCTACAAGCAAATTTATTCCAGGTGTTGCAGGAGATGTTGCAACCGATGTTCTTTGGAACGCGAAAGGCGATCTTGCTGTAGGTACAGGAACAGATGCTGCTGCACGACTAGCAGTTGGTGCTGATGGCCAAATTCTTGCAGCTAATTCTACTGCAGCTACAGGTCTTGAATGGATTAATCCACCTGCTGGCGGCGGTGGAGGCGGTGGCGGCGGTGGCGGCCAGTCGGGGTGTATCGTCGCTCGTGCGGCACTGCAGAGCTTCAATACGACCGCGCAGGCGATCAGTTGGGACACGGAGATTCGCGACGACGAAAACTACTGGTCAGCGGTCAACCCGACACGTATCACGATTCCGGCGAACGGCTGGTATCAGGTGGTTGCCACCGCTTCGCAGTCAGGCGATGCCGACGATCTTCAGCGCGTATACATCAGCAAAAACGGCGCGGCGCTATCGAACACTCAGCACAAGCACCGTGGCGGCTCAAGCTCAACGGCAATCGTTGTCGAGTCCGAAGTCGTAGACATTGACTACTACGCGGCCGGTGACTACATCGAAGCGATGGTTCAGAACCGCTCTGGAACATCTACGTGCTATGGGCGGCTGTCCATTTTCCGCATGAGCGGACCTACGGGGCCTCAGGGAGCGCAGGGGCCAGCGGGGGTTGTTGCGGGCGAGTCGGTGCGGCTACAGGTTGCGAACCAAGATGTGTTGAGTAGCACCGCTTATGTAGACTCGACGAATCTAAAATGTCCGTTGAAAGCAGGGCGAATCTACTGGTTTGAATTCTGGTTGGATACACACGTTAACGCGACGCCGGACATGAAGCACCGGCTCAATTTCACCGGCACAGTTAGCCGAGCCTCATATTCCCGCCTCGGTTGTATCGCAAGCACGTCACTCAGCTTCCACACGTTCTCTACAGCGTTAGCCGTTGATGCGGTAGATAGCGTGACCTCAAGATATTCAACGCGTTATTACGGGACGATCGAGACTACTAGCGACGGGGAATTGTCCTATCAGTTTGCGCAAAACACTTCCAGCAGCGCCGCGCCCGCAAGACTAATGGCCGGATCAATCCTTCGAGTGCTGGAAATTGCCGACGACACTAACATCGACGACGAAATCGCCGCCGACTCGCCGCGCGGCTGGTGGAAGCTGGATGAGGCCAGCGGCAACTTCGCCGACAGCAGCGGGAATGGATACACGCTTACGATCACTGGCGCGCCGATCGCTCAATACCAGTTCAGGGCGCTCGATCCTCGCTTCCCGACTCGAAAGACGGTGGCGGTCAACAACGGCGGTGAATTTAACTATGCCGTAAGCGCGACGAAGCTGGGGCTGACCGCGCCGGTTACAACCTTCACGGTTGAGGTTTGGGGGGCCTTCACGTCTGCCGGATTTATCGCCGGCCTCGGCGCAGACGGAGAGACATCAACCGCAAACTTTGCAATGCAGCTAGCGGTGGGCAGTGGCGGCGGCTTAGGTACGTTTTGGGAGTACGGGTCGGGTACGAACGCGCCCGCAACCCCATCGTTTATCGGAGGCGGGCTCGACGGAACTCTTCATCATTTTGTGCAAACCAAAGACGCCGCAACGCGACAAGTAAAGCAATATATCGATGGGCAGCTAGTCGGCAGTCAGGTCTACACGGCCGGACAGGAGCACACCGGAGGCGCCAGCGGCGTGTTCTCGCTGCTGGGGAATCCCGGCGATGCCACGCCCGCGGCGACAGGCGTGTATGGAGGCGCGGCTTACTACACAACGGTACTGAGCGAAGCACGGATCCAAGCGCACGCTCGTGCACTCGGGGTGTACAAGTAATGTGGCCTACCTATTACATTCCACCGCAAGTTCTTTATGTTGAGCCACCGCCTCCTGGTTACATCAATAACGGGTGCGGTACATCAACTACTTTTGTTCCGACTAACATTGCTGATTTGCGTGTTGGTTATTTTATGCTTTGGATTTGTGTAACAAACACTGGTCGAACTTGGGGAGAAGGCGCTGCACTAACTATTCCAGAAGGATGGGAAATTTATGCAGCAGATCCTGGTCTTCGAAATGCAAACAATTCAGGTAGTGTGATTTTTTATCGTTGGGCGACAGCAGAAGATCTTGATCCCGCTACGTTTTATGTATCGACGTTTGTTAGCCCAAACACAAATGGAATTTATCGTGTTTGTTCTGTGACTTATGCTTACACAAACATTCATCGAAACATGCCTTTTGCAAACCGTAATACTTCACGAGCTAGTGGATCGTCTGATTGGCGTCAGACTGAGCCTTTGTTTATGCATCTTGGGCATGAGGGATCACCTGTAGTCCTTGTTACAGGTTCAAAAGGTACAGACGCAAGTTCATCTGCTTGGGGTTTGCAATCAGAACAACCGCTCGGACCTGTGCTTGCTGATGAGCAGCTTTTTTCTTTGCCTTATATCGTTGACTCTGGATACAACGCTTTTTATGTAGGGCGGCGTGTTGCTTCAAATACAGAAGGTGAAAACTGGATTCCAGGGGAAACAGCAACTTCTTCTGTACAAGATGCGGGTTGGTCTTCTTTTGCTATGGGATTAAAAACCATGGCGAATAATCATGCTCGTTTGCGCCCAGGTGGTTTTGGATATGGGCGGCATTACATTGAATATGAGGTGTCTCTTGTAGCAGGAGAAGAATACACGTATCACTTGAGTCGTCGCGGTTCTTTGAAAAGCGGGTATGAAGGGGCTCTTGGAGTTTCTTATGTAGATTCGCTTGGAAATGAAAGAGGAGGAATTGTTCATAGCACAACTAGATGGGGAAGTGTGCTTGATCCACTAACTGATTATGGTTCTGTTTGGGAACACAGAACTCTTGCTGAGCGAGAAGATGGTGATCCAAGTACAACAGGTTGTACTTTGATTTTAACATTCACTGCTCAAACAACTGGAACATATAAGCTTCGAATTAGTATTGCTCGAGGCTATTGGAACGGTTCTGGTTATACTTATGCTTGGGAATTCACTCCAGCATCAAACGAATATCGTGATATTCGAGCAGTATGTTTTCGACGTGGAAAAGATCCTGCTTATTTTCTTCCTACGCCAAATGGTCCTGTAATGGCAGGTGAAGAAAAAAATGGAGCACTTGCGTCTTGTTGGGACGATTTTTCATTCAGTGCTCCAAATGAATCTTGCCCAGGCGGTGTGAGTAATCATTTGCTTTTTGCGCTCAATAAAAATGTAGAGCTTGCTCCTGCTGTAATGGAGACTTACTGGAATTGGGGTGACACATGCGGTTTAGTTGAATACAACACAGTGTATGCAACCTATGTCACTTCTGACGATGCTGCAGCAATTATTAGTTCTTCGCGTCCTGTAATGCCGCGAATTAATGGAGTACTCCAAAAGTATTACTACGAACTAACTTTGCTAAACGCAAAACATATCCAGCTGGGTGTTAATTTTGCAGCAATGGGTGGAGGCGGTTCGTATCTATACGATACAAGAAACGGAAAATGTTCTATTCCTAACGCTGACAACAATGAAATTACAATAGGTACTGTTGTGTCTCCTTTAATCGGAGATGTGTGGGGTTGTTTGATTGACTATGTAAACAAGCAGATTGTTTTTTATCGAAACAATGCTTTAGTAGGCAGCATTAGTATGCTTGATACATATGGTGTACCTAATGCTACAAATTCAGGGAAAACTCCTTGGGATATTCCGCTTTATGTTCTTGTAAATAATCGCGTGAGTCCTTGGCCTGTACAGGTTTCAGCAGCTTCTATCAATCTTCGTGGACCTTTTGTGCACCAACCTGTTGGCAGTATTGCTTTCGATTGGTTGTAAAAAAAAAAGTGCCGACCCCCGAAGGGGCCGACACCAAAACTTGAAGCAATCAACGGCTGAGCAGTTTCCCGATGCCTATGGCAATGAGTGCCAGCAGTCCACCAACAATGCCGATTGCGATGAACACACCGGCAATGATGTAGGGCAGCAGGTACACGACCATGCCAATGAGGACCAGGATGATGAGGAGTTCCATCAGAACTCCTTCCACGTCTTGTACGCTGCGGCTGCCATGACGCCAGCACTCAACAGCGTTGTGCCAATGAATACGACCAGAGCAATGCAGCCCAGGTCGATCAGAGTGGACATGCTGAACATCGACATTCTCCCGTGAAGTTGAAGGAAGGCCACTGCCGCACTACTGGTGCTGTGGCCACGCCGGATTGAATTGTCATGATGCTTCGTCAAGCTAGTTGAGTTGGGCCACCACAGCCCGAGTTTGGGGTTCCCTCTACCCAGCTGGTTAGCTCTGGGTCCAAGAGGACGAGAGACATCTCGTCAGATGCCTGCACGATTTCCACACAGCGTCGTTATCACGCTGGAGGTGGATTGCTCACCATATGGTCAGCAGTAGTGACACGAGGACGGTACTCGAGACCTTCGGCTTCAGCCCATGTCTGGGCTTCTTCGATGGCCTTTTCTTCGTTCGCATAGCGACCAAAGCCCGTTTCCCAAGGCTCCCAGAAGCCATCTCCTGGGAAGTCCTTGTCGTTCCACCAATACTGGACAGCGAACCACCCAGACATTCCCTGAGTGGTGGTGATGAACGGCTTGGGTTTCTCAGCCATGAGTCACCTCATGGAAGTCGACCCGCTCTGAGTAGTAGCCGTTGCTTGAGCCGTACCAACGGATGGTGACACCCCCCTTGGCCGTATCGAGCTTGTAGAACGTCCACGTGAAGGATTCCCGGTAGTCACTCAGCTTCACCCCAGGCGGATCCTCACTGCTGCTCAATTCCTCAGCAACGAGGATTGGGCTGCCGACGATATCCTGCAGGTCACCAGCGATGTCTTCGACATAGACGGACTCGCAGCAATCCTGGTAGTGATACATCTGGTACTGGGTACCATCGGTGCACGTGAACTTGATGCTGTCGTCGCCAGCACCGCCCCAGATGGCCTCGATGGTCTTACCCACGAGGACCGAAAACTCGACGTTTCTGTTCATTTCAACTCCTAAGTCTGTTGTTAAGTGAGGGGACAGGTGGCCTTCAGCATCCTTGCTAAGGCCACCATTAACTAACATATCAGGTAGAGGCTATTAAGGACTTGCTCCTTCAATGCCGTTCTCCTGCATTCATCGTCCTTGATGCTGCCTTTGTATCCGAGCTGAGGCAGCAGCCATTCCGCCGTCTTGGCATACGCCAAGTCAGCCATCACTTCCCGAACAATCTGGAAGAGGCGGCTGGCGTCATTGGCTTTCACTCGATAGCAGTCGTGGATGGGCTGGATGTACATGCAATCGGCGCTTGTACGTGCGTCCACGGCCTCTCTCAGCTCTCGAGGAACGAGATGCTGGTTCATGCCATCACAATGGTCCATGAACTCGAATGACAGGAATTGAGTCTGTCGCCACCGAATGATGCTCTGCATGAGCAGGATGTCCTTCTCACGCAGCTCTTCGAAAGGCGTTTCATGCTGGTACCACTGGTAGGGACAGTGGGTACGACGCAGCACTTCCCTCAGAACGAGGGCATCCAGGCTATGCGTCACATTGGCAGTGAGCCCCTTGGTGGCCACGGCTGCTTGTCGATGCTCTATCCACGTCATCTGATGGCCAGCACCGATATCCATGGTGCATTCAATGGGCGTGGTCACCTTCATGTCGACCTCATACCCATCCATCATCACCCACCTGTACCGATCCTGGTACGTCATGCAGCTGGCGATGGCATCACGAATAGCCGTAGGCCCTGGCATGGATTTCTCCATGGCTTCCAGGAACTTAGGATAGTCATCGCCAAACAGCTGCAAGGGTGTGAGCACACTCTCGTAGAAGTGCGTCATCGTGGCCTGCTTCACACGCTCGTAGTCGTACGGTCCCATCTCCTCCTGGACTTTCCGATACGGATTGTTGACCACCTGGCTACCCAGGTTGACGGCCAAGGCACTCACTGGATCCTGCGCCATAAGCGACAGGCACTGAATGCCAGAGGCCGTGGCATCCAGACTGACAGGGTGATCAATCATTTCACCCCTGAGAGCCTTCTGCAGAGCTTCCCAGGCGCTCTTGTACAGGAAGGGCTCCTTGGCACCTTGTTGCAGCTCAGGATGGTCCAAGCTCCATGCCAGACGCTCTGCCCATGTGGCTTTGTCTAGTCCATAGCTACGAGCTACGTCCATGTGCAGCCACTCGAGGTCTGTCACTTGATAGGGCTCAGTACGAATCAGGGACTTCTGAAAGTCGGTGCCCTGATACGTGAGGATGTGGCCCTTGCAGTAGATGCGGCCACGAAAATCCTCGAAATGGCCCAAATAGAAGCGATCTCCGGGCTTGAGCGTCATCTTGTGCCACTGCAACTGAAAGTCACGATTGATGTGGATGGCACCATTCCACGTAAAATCATCACCGACGACGTGCACCTGCTCGTTCAGAGCTTTGAGCACCCAGCTGTCACTCTCTTCCGGTCGAGACAGCGGAGTTTCGGTGAACACGATCTGTCGGTCCCTGGCCCAGATGCTCTTGAGATCTGTATGCAGATGGCCCTGCACCAGCAAGCTCTCGAGCTTCTCCAGGAATCCTTCCACCTTACGTGCGAACACGGGAAACAGCTCTACCAAGCTGCATCGGCCCCGTATCCACACGTAGTGGAAGATGTGCTGTGTGTCTGGATCGAGACTCACAGCATGTGAACGCTGGTTATCCAGCCTGAGATGTTCCATGGTTCCTCCGGAAGTTGAACAGACCACGATGGAAAACCCATGCTCCCTCTTCGAAGGCTGAATAGCCCCAGAGCTTGCGGTAGGTCATCAAGTGCAAATTGAACAGCACACACCCGAACAGCACTGCAAGGCGGCCCTCATTGGCACCGCCGAGCAGTAGCTGACACAGGATGTGCACCGAGATGTCTGTCAGGAATCCCATCCCGACAAGGCGTTGCCGCCATTTCTTGCCGCACCACATGAACAGCATGGTGAGCATGACAAACACTGCGATGCCATTGAGCATCTGAGTTCTCCTGTTAGTACGGACGCTTGCCAATGCTGGCGTAATGCGCAGCCCTGGCACGGTGCTCGTCAATGGTGGTGACGATGGGATGAATGCGACGACGAAATTCTTCGTCAATCTCTTTCACCTCTTTGAGCAGCTTGAGCCGACGCTCATGCAACTCGAGAGGCATCATCTCCTTGAGGTTCATGACGACACCACATTGGTGAGCACAGCGGTGATAACGAAGCTGACAAAGCCGAAGATGCCCATGAGGACAGCACCCAGGAAATTGTCATGCACGACGAAGACAGACCGGATCATCAGCACGATGCTGAGTACACCGGTCAACGTGAGCAAAGCTAGCAACATGTTGGTTCTCCTAAGAATGAATCAGCAGATGGGTTGTGAGGGAAATCAATCACTTACAAGCGAGGTAATACTTGGTAGCCCAGACGAAATGATGGGCTGCCTAGTATTAACTACTTGTTTGTTAGTCGTTGAAGGCATAGACTAATGCCATGCCTAATAGCATCCTAAATCTCTCCTACGATGAGGAGTTGGTGACGCACCGACGCAGACGATTGCGTGATGCCAAGCCGCCGTTCCTCATTGTGGGAACAGGCGATTCCAACCGAAACGGTGCAAGCATGGACCTACTTGATACTCTCGCGTCCCTCCCACCCTCGAGCATTAAGCTCTTCCGTGCCATGGTGAAGGCACGCAATGTGGATACGAATGAGGTGGTACGCACCAGGCTGCTGTCCCCTGAAGTGGACAGTCGCTTTGTGCAGAATCATCTGCCAGCCTTAATGGAATGTGATCTGATACGGCGCATTCAGCGTGGTATCTACATGATCAATCCTTTGGCCGTGATGCCGCCCAATGGCAATGCTGCTCGCACTGCCTGGGCTGGTCTATCGTGTGTTGCAGAACACTCCGAAAATACAACAGCGCCCACCCCGTGATGGGATGGACGCTGCTGTTTCCGGTCAGACGGCTGCCGGAGCCTTGGCCTTGAACGCGGCCAGCTGCGCCGACAGGTCGGACGGCGGACGGCGAGCGAAGGTGAGACCGTTCAGCTCGAACGGCTCGTCCTTACGGGCCACGAGGATCTCGTGCACCTGCTTCGCATCGCTCTCGGTGAGGCCCCACTCGTTCAGGCTGAACGTGCCAGCCTTGATGAGGATGCCGTAGGTGACGCGCTTGCCAGCAGGCTTGGCGCTCTCGACGATGTTTCCAATGCTCATGAACTTTCTCCAGAGAAACGAAGTGCGGGATTGCACTCCGACGTGCGCGAATGCGCATGTGTAGTCCGGACAATGCCCAAGAGGGCACAGCCGTTAAAGGTGTTCATGCGAAGGACAGGAACGATAGAGGGACTCTGGGACGTGCTGTGAAGGGTACAACAGGCGGTTGGTACGGACTGCTCACTTCCCTCAGCGTAATGCACCAGAGACAGGATCTATCGTCCTGCTTCGCTGAGTGGCCGAAGGCCACGTGTATTCCGGCTCTTCCCTCTTGCGAGGGAAGGCCGTTAGCTCAGGTTGTGGGCAACGTGAGCGTGATGGTGTCGAAGCGCTTCTTCAGCTTGGTGTCAGCTGCGAGCTGCTCGTCGATGGCGGTGAGGCCCTGTGCGATCTGCAGTCGGATCTGCGGAGGACGCAGGTGCTGGTGCTTCTGCAGCTGCAGTGCGTTCTCGAGCTGCATCTTCTGGACCATGCCAGAGAAGGCGGTCTTGATGAGGGACATGATGAACTCCATGGAAGGACCGAGGTTGGTCCGATGTGCACGTAGTGCACGTGTAATCCGGGGGGGAGGTTTCGAGTTTGAAGGTCTCAAACTCTCAAACTCCCACCTGACCAAAATTCAACCTCAAAAAATGGACGTTAAGTCTCTTGCTAAATATCACGGGCTCATGCAGAATCACTTCACCTTAACGGAGGACAAAGCACGTGAATGTAAAGCAACTGGCATTCGTCAACCTCTTGGCCAAGTGGTGCAAGGGTTGTTGGGTTGACGCATCGTATGCGGTGCTTGGCAAGGAACTGCAGGTGACAGCAGTGGCTGCATTCCTCCGGACCAAGACGCTCGAAAAGCATGGCTACGTGAAGCGGAAAGACGGTAAGCTCTACCTCGCCCCACGATTCAGTGGTGGCTCCGAGGATGAGTGGAATGCGCTCTGACATGGCCAACAAAGGGTTGCTCCGCAGGCGTGGGGAACTCGGGTCGCAAAGCCCGAACCAGGGTGAAACTGAAGCTCCGCCGTTGCTCCCGGAAGCAAAGACCAACACCGCTGGAGTGCGGGTGAGCAATCCGGCATGGCGCAAGTACATGCGAACAGGGTGGGATGTCTGGGAGGATGAAGATGGACGACACAACCAACTGGAAAAGCACAAAGTTCCAACAGAGCGTCTTCGTTCAGGTGACGGGAGCGATAGCCCTGTTCATCGGGAAAATCGACGGCGGCACATACGTAGCCTTGTCGACCTTAGCCCTGACGATCTACGCAGCGGCAAACGTGGCCCAACGGAAGTTTGAACAGGACGCACCTGAATGAAGTACACCCACAAAGGTTGGTTTGGTTTCTGTCCGGTGCTCATCAACAACCCGTACAGCGGTAGTCCACAGCTTTGCCCTAGGGCTGGTTGGCTCATGCCGGTAATGCGGCTCAACATCTGGATCCAGGAGCTGGCGATAGGCTTCTGCACGCTAGTCAATCCAGAATGGGAACCAGTGTGGAAAATCCGTCTCACAGGAAAACTGTAATGAAGAGTCCTACCTTTCTTGGATTTGTCGTCACAGCAGCCATCATGTTGACGACGCTATTCGTCATGGACAAGTGTAGTGCCCAGACAAAGACAGCTTCGGTTAATGTCACGATACCTGCTGTGTTTCGCTGGGCAGATGGCGTTGCGCTCGTGCCGCGTAAGGATTTCAAGCATACCCAGGTAATGTATGGAACATGTTCAAGGGATGCTGCTTTGCTAAAAGACATGCAAGGTGGCACGAACATCGCAGCTGGACAGAGCCTGGGGCGAATCAATTACGTTCCTATTGGTCAACGCTGGTGCTATGTTGCGACAGTTATCGGAATGGATGATGCCCCTATTGGACGATCAAACGTCTTTGAATTCACTCTACCGGCGAACACAAAACCAGGGTCGGTGATCAACTTGAAGGCGTTGAGATGAATCAGGCCCTCTGCAGCATGGACTCCCCCATGTACAGATTGCTCCAGCGCGTCATGACAAAGGGCTTGACCCCTGCGTTGCTCTGGAGGGAACTGAGTGGAGAGTTTTACGGAAGGAAATGTGTCAGAAGGGCATCCTAACGTGAGGCTTTGCGTCCCTTGCTACGATCTCTGCAGAGGGCCTGTCTTGTTACTGAATTCGGAGGTTCACATGTTTTCTGTACGACGAGTATTCCACGGTGTGATGTTCGGCATGCTTGGGATGGTCCTGTTGGCAATGGCCCTTACTGCCCGTGCCGGTACAGCCGATCTTTCTTGGACGGCTCCTACTCGTAACTGTGATGGCACGTTGCTCACCAATCTGGCCAAGTACAACATGACGTACGGCCAGAAGCGGGTCGACTTGCCGCTTACCCCACTCACTCACACTGTTACGGGACTGGCTCCAGGCGTCTGGTGGTTCAGCCTTGCAGCGGTGAACGCTGATGGCGACCGCAGTGAATTCATCACGGTGGAGAAAACCATCGCACCAACTGAATTCACTACCAAGACAAACAAGGTGTACACGTTCTTCAGATCGGGTGGCAACATCACCGTCGTTGCTACGTCTCACACCGTGCCGATCGGTACCGTGTGTGATGCAACTCAGACGGTCAATGGAAAATACAAGGTAGCCTTGGAGGCTGTCACATGGTCTGGTACAAAATTGACAGCGGCACTGGCGGATTGTGGGTAACATTGCTGCTGGCGCTGGAACGACTGTTCAACTGGCTTGAACGCGGAAAGAACAAGTCGAACCCGAGTCCCCTCAAGAATCTCTCTGCAACACACGAAGGTAACTGAACATGAACATCACTCTCTCCTGGGCACTGCCCACCACTCGTGAGTCTGGCAAGCCCCTGGCGGTTGCTGACATTGCGCACGTCGCCATCGAGGTGAGCGCGAATGGCGGTGCTGACTGGGCACCGATCGGTACGTTTGGCGCGGAAGTGAACAGCATCCCTGTCACCGATCTCGACTTCGGTATCTGGACGTTCCGTGGCACCGTGGTCGACACGAAGGGCCGTTCTTCGGCTCCGCTCGAGACTGTGTTTGTGGTCGAAGACACGACCGCTCCGAGTGCCCTCGTCAGCCTGACGGCAACTCCTGCGTAATGGTTACGACCGAGCAGGTACAACTAGCCCTGGGAAGCAAGCGCAATTGGGCTTCCCAGGAGCTAGTCTCGATGTTGAACGGCCTCGAATCTGACGGGGCCGATCTCGTGCGTGAGAATTGGCTCACGCATGCAAACATCTTGCGCGAGGGCACCTACTCTATGGAGCAGTACACCACTGCCATCAAGTATGTGTCTCTCAAGCAGATGGGCCATAACAATCAGCAGGCGTATAGCATTGCGTTGGCCGACCGCTATCAGGAACTGGTGGCCAAAGGGTATGACGAGCAGCGCATCTCGAGCCATGTCGCCGCGTACCACAAGGGCGTGCTGGTCCAGAAGTTGCTGGCCCAGTCGACCATCCCGCTTTACATGCTTTACCAGGATGAGGCGCACAAGGCCATCAAGACCCTGGTCGACGTGATGACGAACGAAGATACCAGCCCCCGCACTCGAGCCGAGGCGGCAGATAAGCTGCTGGCCCACATCAAGCGACCAGAAGCCGCGAAGATCGAGCTGGAAGTGACGCAGAACCAGGGTGGCATGCAGGAACTGCAGGTCATGATGACTGAGTTGGCTCAACGTCAGTTGGCCGCCATTCAAAGTGGCGGAAACGTGAAAAGCGTCGCTAATGTCTCCCTTAATCGAACTCCGTTGCTAATTGAAGGCAACAAGGTAGAGTAGCGTCCTAGCTTTCCTGCCACGGTGTTGAGGTGTGTCATGGCCCGTCAAGTGCTCAGTGCGTCTACCCCTGTTGCCTTCAATCTCTTGGACTTCCGGCGTTCGGCCTACCAGAAGATCAACGAGATGTTCGCTGAGCTGTACGGGAAGGTGAGCTGGGGCAACGGTGCCCCCGGCGCAGCGGCTGGTCCCAAAGGCACGATGTATCTGCGCCAGGACGGCGGGGCCGGTACGACCCTGTACATCCGCGAAGCTGCGGGTGCCCCGGTAGCCGCGACCAACACCTACACGCTGAGTGCCAACCCGATTGCGGGTGAGCAGGTGACCATCGACGGTCGCGTGTACTTGTTCCAGACTTTGCTCAATGCAGCCGGTGATGTTCTCATCGGTGTCGATCCTTCAGCCACTCTCGACAATCTCATCTCTGCCATCAACGGTACGGCGGGTGCGGGTACGACCTATGGCACCGGTACGGTTGCGCATGCGACTGTCACTGCAGCGGCTGGCGCTGGCGACACGATGGTTGTCACGGCGAACACCCCAGGTGCGGCAGGTAGCCTCATCGAAACGACCGAGACCACGACTCAAGGCAACTGGACGTACGACAACATGAATGGTGGTGTTGACGACGACGGTGCCGGTTGGGTTGCGAAGTAAGCAGCCATGGCGCAACGCTATCTTCGCATCAACGACAAGTTCGACTTCAAACGTACAGACTGGAAAGACCAGGCGTACGAGAAGATCAATGCGAACTTCGAAGAACTGTATGCTGCTGCCGACGATGGCAGCGGCCCAGCTGCGGTTGCAGCCCATGAAGCACTAGGTGATCCACATGCACAATACCTCACCAACTCCGAGGCTGCGGCGCTCTTTGAAGCTCTGGGAGCAACATCCGCGTCGATGGCCGCGCATCTTTTGGCAGCGGATCCACATCCCAACTACCTCACTGCTGCTGAAGGTTCGAGTCTCTACGCATCAGCGGCGGCTCCGGCTGCGGCGGTGGCTGCGCATGAAGGGCTCGCAGATCCACACCCTCAGTACCTCGTCCTCCTTGAAGGTGATGCGCGGTACCAGGGCATTGACGCAACGCTGGGCGCGTTGGCGGCTTTGGACTCGTCGGCAGGAGTCCTTGAACAAACCGGAGCTGACACCTTCACCAAGCGAGCCCTTGGAGTTGGAGCAGCTGGATCCATCCCGACTCGAGCGGACGCCGATGCTAGATACGACCCCCTTGGAGCAGCCCAAGCCGCCCAAGAAGCGTCGCAAGAAGCATCGCCGCGACTCACGGCCATCGCGGAGATGAGTGTTACCGGCTATCTCTACTTCAACGGGACGACGATTGTTCCGGCTGCAGGTGGGGGTGGCGGCGGTAACAGCTGGTATCCTAGCGGTTGGTAACGAGAGCAAGACATGGCAACTATCACCACCCCGGTCTACTTGGAAGATGCTGCTAGGACGGCTGGCGAAGCCATGACTATCAACGGTGGATCGCTCACGATTCGCTCTGATACTCGTTGGCATGCCAATGCCCCAGCTTCGATGACCGGGACGCTTGCTGCCGTAACGATTTCAGCCACCCTGGGTGGCAGCTACATTCTCGATGGCCGCAATGTTCGCTGGCTTGCCTACGATGCTGGATCCGGCAACGTGCCTGCCATTGGTACAACCATTACGGGTGGTACGAGTGGTGCAAATGGATACCTGCTTGGTGTATGGGCTTCGCTGACCAGTGCTCCCACGGCTGTGGGTGCAGCCATGCCGACCACAGGTTTCATCAAGCTGCGTGAAGCAGATGCAGCCTATGTCGACAACGATGTGTTATCTGGTATTGGCGCAACGGCAAATGGCGTCGATGTTGTTGGCTGGATCGAAGTGGTTCACGACCAGAACGTGACAATCACAGTACCACGCCTTGGCGACTTCACGGTGCGTGGCGACTGGTTTGAAATTGGCACGACAAGCGGCAGTGCCAACCAGTTGATGCAGACCCCTACAAACGGGAGCACCACCAACTACGTTCCAGGTGTTTGGGTAGAAACCGGCGTGGCGTCTGGCGTGTACGAATTCTGGCCTGCGGTGTACGCGGCCTTGATGATCACGACGAATTTTGGTACCGACGACCGCAGCAAAGTTGTCTGCATGGAGACCAATGGCAGCGTTCGTTTCGGGCACAACGGCACGACGGCAGTCGGTAAGGTGCCAGCCAGTGGGTTACGTGTTCGCATCCCTAACGTGATTGGTCGGGAAGCCCTTGCGGCTTCGCGTGCAACAAGCGTTATTCCCAACGCAACCGCAGCAACTCGTGTGGACTTTGTAACGACGAGCGCAGGTTACATCGACATCGAAAACTTCATGACCAATTGGTACTTGCTGTTCGCACAGCCGTACTACGTGAAGCTCAATCATGTCGCTACATTCGACTACATCAACATCTCGGAGTGTGCGACGGCGCTCGACATCAACGACGGTGGCAACGGCTGCAGCCAATCGCTCGACGCTCGTACGGTGACGCTCACCTCCAACTTTGCTGGTGGCACGTTCCAGAATTGGAACTGCCCTCGCTCCTCGGCAGGTACGACTGACCACGCTTTTGAAGTGTTGTATTGCATCGGGCAAACATTCACCAACGTGCAAAGCGGCATCGTAACCTTTGCTCGAAGCACCGGTGTGCCGTTTGCTGTTGCACAGTCGTCAGGACTGACGTTCAATAATTGTCGTAAGTTCAATGGTCCCATGACATTCACAACCTGCTTCGATTGCACGGTCAATGATCTTGATCATGTGGATCGCTATGTTGGTACAACCAACACGACCAGCGGTGTATACGCGGTGCAAGTTTCGGCTTCATCTGAAAACATTGTTGTTGATGGTGTGACATTCGGGTTGAATGGAGCGATTGCCAACTGTCATCCGTACTCAGGCTTGTTCAACTGCACGCTGTCAAAAAACATCAAGTTCCGTAACGCAGGCACGAAAGCGTCGAACCTTGCAGGCGGGACGAATGCGCCCGCATACATCTTCGTGTCTGGCGGCAACAACCAGAACGTGAAGGTGCAGCGGTGCTACCTAACGCCGACCCGTACGGGCGCGATCAGCACCGTGAACTCGGACAAGGGCAACCTCTACGAGCATGTGTACGGTGACGGCGCTGACGCCATCGTGCTTGCAGGTCTGAATGAAACGGCCAAGAATTGCGCCGGTACGACTTCAGTTACGGGTCAGTCATCCGTCTACGGCACGCACTTTTGGGATGCGTTTGTCTCGGACACCGTAGGCCGAATCACACTGCCGATGAATGAACCGACTGCTGAAACAGCAGCCTACATTACAGTTGTCGCAGGTACGCCGAAATTTACGAGCGCCGGTCAGATCGTGATGGCTGCGCTAAACGATGAGATCATCTTCGAGCAGCACTACTTCACGCTCGGCGTTACAGGTTTCACGAATACTGCTCCCATCGTGACGGGTACGAACGTCACCTATGTGTCTGGTCCAGACTGGGGCAACCACGACATTTTTTTCCAGTACGACATCGGCGCTGGCTGGAACGGCTCGTGGCTCGACCTGACGGCGGCGAACCTGAGCGGCGTAGGCGCAATTGATCCGGCAGTGGGCGTCAAGCTCAAGTACCGCATCGTCTGCGACACGGCGAGTACCACCAACGCCATCACCTACATCCGCGTGCAGACTGACAGTACCGGTGCGGCCCAGGCTGCCAATCTGTATCCGCTTGATACGAACACAGTGACGTTCACCGGTCTCCCGACTGGTTGTGACGTTGTGGTTCTGACAGCCGGTACGTCGACTATTCTTGACCAGCGGGATGCTTTGGCAGCATCTTCCTATGGCTTTGTGTTCTCAGGTGCGCAGAACATCGACATTGGGTTCCTTAAGCCTGGGTACGTGCCGTACTATATTCGGAACTTGGCTTTGACGGCGGTGGACTCGTCCATCCCAGTTACACTGACACCTGACCGCAATTACGCTTAAAGAGGCTCACGATCATGGCAAAGATTACCAGCAAAGCACAGCTGAACGTGGGCACGGAACTCGTGATCAACGAACCAGCTCGTACCATCCAGCTTGTTGAGGCTGGCAACCTCGTCTTCAAAGACGGTGTGACGCTGCAGGCGCTCTACTCGAAGCTGGTGGATTTGTGGGCTACCTCGACATATCAGGACAGTCCGTTTCCGATGTACGCGATTGACGCGCTCTCGGGTCAGTTCCAGATCGGCACGGATGGTGCAACATTCTCGGGCTGGACGTGGGCTGACACGAACACTCGTAACGCTCTGCGTGACGGTGGCTGGTCTGAATACGACGCTTCAGGTGTCCTGCTGAGGCAGTATGCTGGCTTCGTGGGCCTGGGCTCGATTACCCCCGCAACGACCGTGCAGCCGTACTACCACATCGCTGCAACAGACGCTCCAACCAACTTCCCGTTCACTGACCAGTTCAACGTTGGCGTCCAGGTGTTTGGTAACGCAGCGAACGGCAACTTCGACAAGCGCACTTACGCTCGAGCTTTCGTGCGTGAGTACGGCAAGAAGTTCAAGTCCTCGGTGCTGGCGGATACTGGTGCAACGGGTACCGGCGCAAACAAGGTCAACTTTCTTGTTTCAAACGAAGACGACTTGAAGATCACGACACTCCTTGGTGCAGTGCAGGCAACAGCAGATGCTGAGATGGCCAATGCACCGTACAACGACATCACTGTGGCCTACTACACAGTGGCTCAATCTCGTACGGTTGCCGGTGTGGCTCGTGACTTCAAGATCATCATTGAAGGCAACGGCGGTACGCTCGAGCAGATCTACGCGAAGATCCAGTATCTTCTGCGGCAGAATAGCGACATCAATACGGGCGGTACGGCTGGCACGAAGACCGGCAAGATTCAGGACGAACTCCTGCGTTTTGTGGGCGACACCCTTGTTACCTCACAATCGGTCTACATTGATGACGTGCTTTCAGCCGACTCCAACCGTGTTGAGTTCTACGATGACACCAACACGCTGCGGACTAACTTGTACACGGCAGCGGGTACCATGAGCTTCAACTCAGTGCTTGTGGGTGCTGGCTCGAGCTACCGTTTGTTCTTCACCTCGCCTCCGGGCGCTGGTAATGATTACGGTGAGGCGGGTGCAATCACGGTGAACGATGCGTCTGGTACGCCCATTACCGGCACCATCTCGAGTGGCTCCATCGCTTTCGACTACGATTACGATGGAAACACTCAGGGTGGGTACGCAGGGGGTACGGATCGTCCTGTGACGTTGATTGGCATCCGACCTGGCTTTGGCAAGTTCGCGGTAGCCACAGGAACGCTGAATCGTTCGAAGGGCATCTCCTTGTCTCTGGTGGCAGAACAAGACCGCGTTTACGCATAAGGCAGCGTCATGGCTATCACCTTTGATCCAGCAGCCAAACGCATCATCCTGGATAGCACTTCAGTCACCGCCACCGAGCTTTACAGCCGGTGGTGTGATTGGATTGTGCTTTCAGACAATGCGAAGTATTTGCCTGCGTTTCGATCAACCGGTGGTGACGACCTTGGCAGTGGTCTGCTCATTCCTCCCTACTACTTCCTGTCTAATGGGTGGCGAGTTCGTCCAATGGAGAGCAGCCACAACCTGACTATCACAGGCAACCTGTTCGTAGACGGTGGTGGTATTCCAGTCGTGGCTACTCTGGGCACATTCCAGGTGAATGTGAACTATACGGTTCCAGTACAGGCTCAGGGCATCTCTACAACAGGTGGTAGTGGAGCTTGGAGTGACATCATGGAAGGTGATTTGACCTATCAGGACGCTCTTCGGCTTCTGGTGGCTGAGGCTATGGGTCGAACGGAAATTGTGGGAAGTGTCGTTAAGTTCAAGAGCCTTGATGGCCTGACTGACCGCATCACTGGAACAATGACCGGCAGTGTACGCACAACAGTAGTCTTGAACCCCGATTGACGGTAGGATGCTTTCACCGAGCTGAGGCCACGCTAATGACCATCGAAGAATTTCTCCAGGAGCTGTATCACGACGAACTGTCGGACATGTTCCCGGCCAATCGACCGAACGCTGTGATCGAAAGTCGATCCAAGCTGTTCCCGTTGATCAATTCTGCGATGACGTATGCGTACGCCAAGTGGAAGTGCAAGTACTCGAGCGAGATGCTGGATGTTGTTGAAGGCACGCACGAGTACCTCCTGGAAGCGACTGATCTGCTGGCCGTCATCGAGCTGATCAACGTCTATGGTAAGGAGCTGCCGCAGAGCGAGTATCAGGTGCTGGGTCAGTCGATCTACTTCCCATATCCGCAGATGCAGACGTTGGAAGTGGTCTATAAGGTCAAGCATGTCAAATACACGCTCGACCAGGACGATGCACTCACGCCGCTGGATCTGCCTGAGATGCTGGTTCCTTGGCTCAAGGCATATGTCTGCCATCGCTACTTCGCTTCGCAGAAGTCTGAAAGTGCGCTGGTAAAGGCAGCCGATTTCCTGGGCCAGGCGAACTACTGCGAGCAGATGTTCATGAACACCAACACGACAAACGAGTTCACCGCTCCGGTGAATGGAAAGCTCACTGATCGAGGGTTTGCATAATGGTCCCGCTGAACATGCGATTTGATGGTACGCCGAACGTCTTCGGCAGCAACATCGTCCGGATGCCCAAGCTGTTTGAGGGGGCACCCTACTCGTTTGGTCTTCGAATCAAGTTCGAGGATGACAGCTATCGCAATTTCTCGACGGTAGTCGGCATGCGCTGGCGTATCAAGCTGCGTCCTTCGGACACGCTCGATCTGATGGTGCTCACCAAAGAGAATGGTAACTTTACTGTTACCGACGACGCTTCCAACAGCGACAAGCTCACCTTTGTGGTTCACGCCTCTGACTGGGAAGGCATCGTTCTTCCGAAGAGCCCGAATCACATGGAAATGGATGTGCCGTTTGCCTTCGTCGTTGAGTTCCTCGATGCGGAGGGCGTGGTGGTTGAGAGGTTTGCTCAGGGTAGCGGACTCATCTCGACGAGCCTCGTGTAATCATGGCCGACCAAGTTGAAATCGAACAGACCAACATCACCGTAACTCCCGACGAAGATCGCAACGTCGTTGAGTTCAAGTATTTCGGCGTCAATGAAGCTCGACTCCAGGAGTTGATCGTTCAGGTCGCTGGGCTTCAGGACATCATTGATGAAACGGTAGCAGAAATTGGTGGTACGACTGGGCCGCTGACGGTTCAGTTGGCTGTGCTTGAGGCCATTGTTACGGCCCAGGGTGCGTCGATTTCAGCTGAACCCCCTCTTCGAGTGGCTGCCGATCTCCAGATCAGCAACGATCTGGCTGCACTTGATGTCGAATTGAGTGCACTCATTGCTGCTGAACCGATTGCTCGAGACGCTGCGATTGCGGTTGAAACGGCTAACCGAATCGCTGCTATCGCTGCGGCAATAGCCCCAATTAACGCTGATTTCGCAGATCTCGAGGCCACTGTTACGGCATACACTGCACAGATCGCAGCAGTCGATGCAGCTCAGGCGGCTTTGGCCCTAGACTTCACAACCCTGGAAGCGAGCTTCACCGCTTTGAGCGGCGAGTTTGCTACATGGTCTGCCGACTTTACTGCGGTTGAGGGGGCAGTGGCGTCTGAAACGGCAACCCGTATTGCCGCCGACAATGCCCTTGATGCTAGACTTGATATTCTTGAAGCGGCTGGAGCCGTCAGCATCAGCTTCGACGATATCCTGACCTCCGGTGGAGATCCGCTGGTAGATGAAAATGGCAACGTACTCGTAGAGGCATAGATCATGGCTTCCCTTGAAAATGCAAACATCCCGGTAATCAAATTTGATGAAGTTGGTGTTCCTCCCAGTACGCCGACTACAGGCGATTGGAAAATCTATTTTACTGCAGCAGGTTTGTTTGTCATTGACGACACTGGAGCTGAACTAGGTCCGCTCGGTGTTGCACAAAATGGCAATCGTGTAGCGGTAATTTCTCCATCCCAGCTCATTGCCAATCAAAATGATTGGAATCCCACCAATCTGGCAACAGCTGCTGAGATTCGTCTTAGCACGGATGCAGCTCGAGATCTTACGGGCATCACTGCTCAACCTTCTCGCACACGACTCACGCTACTCAACGTGGGTGGATTTAACTGCGTACTAAAACACGACGTTACAAGTACGGCAGCCAATCGTTTTCTTTGCCCAGGCTCCGCAGACTTCACACTTACGCCAAATCAAGCAGTCGACATTTGGTATGACACGACTTCGAGCCGTTGGCGAGTGATCGGCTAATGTTGAAGAGCATCGAAGATCTTCTCAATGAAGTGAACTACAGCGTCCTGTACCAGTACGCTCCGAGTGCTTTTTCTCTTGAGTTTGTGAACTTCATCAAGCTGGTCTCAGCAGAGTTTCCAGAAGAGAACGAAACTCCAGTGATTCACCTGATGATGCTCGACAAGGTGCCTACACCAAGTCGACGTACGGTGAATCTGTGCTTCCGCGGTAGCGCAAAAACGACGCTTTTCTCGGAATATCTGGTACTTTACCTGGGTGTTTTCGGTCGAATCCCTGATTTTGGAGATGTTCCTGCAGCCATCTTTGTTGGTAACTCTATGGACAAAGGCGTGGCTCAGCTACGCAAAAACGTAGAATTGAAGTACAACAACAGCAAGTTTCTGCAGTATTGGATCCCTGATGCTGAGTTTCGTGATGACCACATCACGCTGATCAACCGAGAAGGGCATCGTTTCCACATCCAGATGTACGGTGCTCAGTCTTCGGTTCGCGGTAGTCGTGACGGTACAAGCCGACCGGTGATTGCGATCCTGGACGACCTTATCAAGGACGACAAAGACGCAGCATCTCCGACGATCATGAGCGACATTCGCAACTTGATCACGAAAGAAATTCCGTACGCTCTGCATCCGAGCCGACACAAAATCATCTGGAACGGAACGCCATTCAACAAGAATGATCCGTTGATTGAAGCGGTTGAATCCGGTCACTGGGACGTGAACGTATGGCCAGTGTGCGAAGAGTGGCCTTGCTCTCGAGAAGAATTTCGTGGTGCGTGGCCCGACCGCTTTACCTACGACTACTGCATGGATCAATCGAAGACCAGTCCCAATGGCTTTAACCAGGAAATGATGCTGCGGATCACCAACGAAGAAAACCAGTTGGTGCGTCCTGTCGACATCACTTGGGGCAATGCTGAACCGCATCCGCTTCCGCAGAAGTACACGTACTACATCACGACCGACTTCGCTACAAAGGCGTCACTGAAGAATGACTTCTCAGTGATTTTTGTTTGGGCCTATGGTAACGACGGAAAGTGGCGTTGGGTCGAAGGTATGGTGGTTCGCCAGACCATGGACTTGAACATCAAAGAACTGTTCCGGTTGGCCCTGAAGTACCGCCCTCTGGGCGTGACCATCGAGGTGGCTGGTCAGCAGTATGGCTTTGTTTCCTGGATCCGAGAGAAGATGGTTGAACACCAGTATTGGTTCAACATCATCGAGACCCGTCCGACCGCCAACAAGCTGGCCTACTTCATGAACGTTCTGCCCCAGCTCAAGGGCGGGGAGATCATTTTCCCGCTCGAGTTCAAGGAAATTAAGGAACTGAAGGAGCTGATGCATGAGTTCCATTTGGCGTCGCCGCAAGGTTTGAAGTCTAAACATGACGACTGTATTGACGCCACAAGTCGGTTGATTCACATTGTCCCCCAAAAGCCGGGTATCATGGCGGTTGAGGAAAGTCCGCCACACATCCCGACAATGTGGGACACTTTGCAGCCGACGCAGCCCTCAGGGCTGTCCAGTTACATCGTTTGAGGTAGTTCATGGATACCCCTGACAGCTTGCCAATCTACGTCGATTTGGCCAAAGAAACGGGTTGGGCAAACCCTCCAGGTGTTGGCAATCTCCAGGGTGATCTGGACGCCTCTCGTCCTTCCCAGCAGGAGTACGTCATCCTTCTGCGCAAGTGGATGGATTACCTCCAAGCAACCGGCGAAGGTGCTGCTCCCAAGAGGAAGGGTCGTTCGCAGGTTCAGCCAAAGCTAATCAAGAAGCACGCCGAATGGCGGCATCCGTCCATGTCGGAACCATTCCTGAGCACGAGCAAGCTGTTTGATGTGGCCCCTCGTACGTGGGAAGACAAGCAAGGTGCAGTGCAGAGTGAGCTGTTGCTCAACCACCAGTTCGAGCGTTACGTCGACAAGGTGGCATTCATCGACGAGATGGTGCGTGTTGGTGACAACCAGGGCACCGTCGTTGCCGAGGTGGGTTGGAAGCGCATTACCGAGATGGTTCCGACCGAAGTCCCAACCATCCAGTTCTTTCCTATCACTCCAGATCGTCCTGACCTGTTGCAACAGCTTGAAGCTGATGCACAGCTGATAGCCAACCCGCTGCTGTTCAACAAGCTTCCAGTTGAGCGCAAAGAGGCTGTGGCTTATTCCCAGGCAAATGGCGTTCCAGTGATCGGCATCGTCACTGATGTGCAGATGGTTCTTTCCGAAAAGATTATCAAGAATCATCCAACGGTTCAGATCATTGATTTGATGAATCTGTTCGTGGATCCCAGCTGCAACGGCAAGTTGAGTGATGCTCGCTTCATTGCCTACTCGTTCGAAACAAGTAAGGGTGAGCTGCGTGCGGATGGTCGCTACAAGAACATCGACCACATCACTGTCAGCACGAATGCTTCAGCTGCGTCTGGCGAAGCTCAGCACAATTCCAACACGCCGAACTCTTTCCAGTTCAGCGATGAAGAGCGCAAGCGTTTCGTGGCGTACAAGATGTATGCGCTGTGGGACATCCAGGGCAATGGCCAACTCAAGCCAATTGTGGCGACTTGGGCCAACGGCATCCTGATTCAGCTGGATAACAGCCCATTCAGCGACGAAGAGTTTCCGTTCGTCATCATTCCGGTGAACCCCATCCCGAAGAAGTGGTACGGCGAACCGGATGGTGAACTGCTCATCGAACAGCAGAAAACTGTTGGTGCCCTCACTCGAGGCATGATTGATCTGTTGGGCCGCAGTGCCAACGGTCAGCAGGGTATGCCGAAGATGTTCCTGGACGTACCGAACCGTACGAAGTTCGACAACGGCGAGGACTATGAATACAACCCAACAATGGGCAACCCGGAACAGCTCATCATCATGCACAAGTACCCTGAGATTCCTCAGAGTGCGATGGCTTTGATGATGCAGCAGTACTCCGATGCCGAGAGCTATACCGGTCAGCAGAGCTGGGGCAATGGCATGACGGCTGGCTCGTTGGGCGATGTCGCAGCTGGCGTGAAGGGCGCTTTAGCTGCTTCTGCCAAGCGTGAAATGTCTGTGCTTCGTCGTTACGCCAGTGGCGTGGCAAAGATCGGCATGAAGTTCCTTTCGATGTCGAAGGACTTCCTCTCTGATGAAGAGATCGTTCGCGTCACCAACGACCAGTTCGTTGCGATCACTCGTGATGGTATTGATGGCAAGTTCGACATCACTGTGAACGTGTCGTCTGCGGAAGAGGACAACCTCAAGGCCCAGGAACTGGCATTCATGCTCCAGACCGTGGGTCCGAAGGTCGACTTCAACATCACGAAGAAGATGATGGCTGAGGTGGCTCGGCTCCGAAAAATGCCTGAGTTGGCTCATGACATCGCCAATTACGAGCCGCAGCCGGATCCTCTTGCAGTCGCTGAAGCGAATGCCAAGGTTGCAAAGTTGCAGGCTGAGATCGAGACCGAGGTGGCCAAGAAAGCCTACTACGAAGCTCAGACTCGTCTGCTCAATGCGAAGACCGATCAGCAGAGTCTTGATACCGTCGAACAGGGCACTGGCACATCGCATGTCCGTGAGATGGCCAAGATGGAAGCGCAAGGTGAATCCAACCAGGATCTCACTATCACCAAGGGCCTGCTCGATCTGGGTCGAGTGGATGAGGCCATCGGGTACACGCAACTCACCAAGGGCGCATAACGCATGTATGACCAAGAAATCGCGGAGTGCTACCGCCGTATTCGGCTGGGCGCTTCCCTTAATACCCTCCTAAACAGCAACCCCGACTTCCAGGCGGTGGTGGCTCACGGCTTCCTTCGGGACGAAGTACTCCTGCAGTCCATTAACATTAACAGCGATGAAAGTGGTACTGTTACGTTCCTGAAGGGTGTGCAGGTATTCCGGAAGTATCTGACCAAGATCCTGGCGGAAGCCGAACAGGCCCATATCGACCTCAAAAACTTTCAGCAGCTGATACAGGACGGAAATCAATGACGATTCTTTCTGACGAAGAATTTCTTGCTCAAGCCCCGGCAATCGAGAAGCAGCTCGAAGCCAACCTCAAGGCCAGCGAGACCCCTGCTGTGACGCCGACTCCGACGCCTCCGGTGGAAACACCGCCAGTTGTCGAGACTCCGCCTGCAACTCCCCCGGTGGAAACTCCACCTGCGGATGCTGCTGCGACGCCTGCGCCGACAGACAATACGCCAGCTCCTTCGGACAATAGCGGTGACGCCGCCGCTACGCCGCCGAAAGAAGAGCCTGACTACAAGGCCATTTACGATCAGCTGTTCGGCAAGCCCATTCGTGCTGCTGGCCAGGACATCACCCTCAACACGCCGGATGAAGCCATCAGCCTCATCCAGAAGGGTGTCGGCTTCCACTCGAAGATGAATCGGGTGCACAAGGAGCTGAAGTACGTCGAAATGCTCCGGAACAATGGCCTGCTCGATGAAGAGAAGCTATCGCTACTCATCGACGTTCAAGCCGGTAAAACGGGTGCTATCAAGAAGCTGCTTGACTCAATCAAGGTGGATCCGCTATCGTTGGATTCAGCCGAGGCAAGCACCTACGCCCCTTCGGATCATCGGGTAACAGACGAGCAGGTTGTCTTCCAGTCCACTGTGGCCGATCTAGCGGCCTCCGACGCAGGAAGGAAAGTGCTCTCTGACGCCCAAGCTTGGGACCAGGGCACAAAAGCGGAGATCTACCGAACTCCGGCAGTTTTGCAGCTCCTGACCGAGCAGAAGGAAATGGGTCGTTACGACCTGATTGTGGCTGAGCTGAATCGTGCACGAGTCCTCGGACAGTTGCCCGCTGGCGAAACCTTCCTTCAGTCGTACACCCGCGTAGGTCAGCAGATGATGCAGGCTGGGGCGTTCGGCGGTACGACTCCGACTCCCACACCAACTCCTGTTGCCCAAAAGACAGTGCAGCCAACGCCTCCCGCCAATTCGAAACAGGCAGCCGCAGCCGCACCGACAAGAGCTTCTGCTCCCGGTGCCAAGCCTCAGGTCAACCTCGACGAATTGAACGACGATGCTGCGATGGCTCACATTCGGAAAACTCTGAAAATCTGATCTTGAGGTAACGCAACATGGCTATGGAATACAATGCCCCTCCGGGCACTCCGAGTGACATCGGCACGCAGGAAGTCGTCAAGTATCTGAATCGCAAGGCGATCATCGAGGCGGTGAAGTACTCTCACTTCTCGAAGCTCTCTTCGGTCCAGAACCAGCCGGCCCACTACGGCAAGACGTTCACGAAGTATCGCTACTACCCGCTGCTCAGCGACCTGAACCAGAACCTCCAGGGCATCGACGCCTCGGGTGCGGCTCTGACGGGTGCTGGTGGCGGCAATCCTGGTTACGGCAACCTGTATGGTTCCAGCCGTGACTTCGGTGTGATCACGGCGAAGATCCCGCTCGTGACGGAAGGTGCTGATCGCGTGAACCGCGTCGGTATCACCCGTACGTCGGTCTCTGCCAACCTCACCCGAGTCGGCTTCTTCGCTGACTGGACGGACGAGAGCACGCAGTTCGACAGTGACATGGCGATGCGTACCCACTTCACCGACGAGCTGGTGAAGGGTGCCGAGCAGCTGAAGGAAGCTCTCCTGCAGCTCGACTTGATCAACGGTGCTGGTGTTGTCCGCTATGCGGGTACCGCCACGTCGCTGGCCACGGTCACGGCTGAGGGTGCTGGTGCGGCGATCATCGACTACAACGATGTCATCCGCCTCAGCATTGCGCTGGACAGCAACCGTGCCCCGAAGCGGTTCACCATCCTGAAGGGTTCGACCCTGACGGACACGGCGACCGTCAATGGCAGCCGTGCGCTGTTCATTCCGCCTGAGCTGATCACGACCTTCATGGAAATGAAGAACAGCAACGACACCGAGATGTTCGTGCCGGTTGAGAAGTACGCTTCTCAGACGACCGTCCTCGAAGGTGAAATCGGTGCGGTTGCTGGTTTCCGTGTGATCGTCCACCAGGAAATGATCAAGCACAACGGTTCGGCCACTGGCCCGATCGGTGCTTCGGTCACGTCGAATCCTGGGTACTACGCGACCTCCAGCCGGTACGATGTGTTCAACTGCCTCGCGGTCTGCGCGGAGTCGTTCACCTCGATTGGTTTCCAGACGAACTCGCCGGAAGCGCCGAAGTTCAATCTGGTCATCAAGCCGCCTGGTAAGGACATGGTTACCCTCGACAACCCGTACGGCAACAAGGGTCTGGCCTCCATCCAGTTCTACTACGGCACGCTCATCGAGCGTAACGACTGGATCGGTCTGCTCCGTGGTGTTGCCCCGGTGTAACCTGGGACTCCAAGTGAGTGAGGAAAGGGGCCGCAAGGCCCCTTTTCTTTTGCGTTGAAATCTTAATGATTTATATGCATAATGAAATCTCATTCACAGAGGACGCCACTCATGACCGTTGAATTCGATCTCGAAGAAATCCGAGCCAAGGCCAAAGAATTGGGCATTAAGTACCATCCGGCCCAGAAGGCAGAAACGATCCAGCAGAACATCGACGAGTTCCTGTCCGGACAGGATGTCATTGCAGCTGCCGCCCCGAAGCCAAAAGAGGAGACTCCGGCCCAGGTAGAAGAGCGTCTCCTCAAGGAAGCCACGGCTTTGATCCCAGTCACTGTTACTTCCATGGATCCAGCTGATGCTGAAACCACGGGTGTTCTGGTCAGTGTCGGTAACCGGAAGTTGGGGCAGATCACGAAGGCCATCCCATTTGGCTACAAGTGGTACATGCCCAAGATTCTGGTCCAGCACATGGAAGCGCAGATGTTCTGTCGCTCAAGCATGGTGCCGACCGGTGTGCCGGGAACCCCTGAGCGCCTCAACACTCAGTGGCTCAAGAAGTACGCCATCATGTATCACCCGATGCCGACGCCAGAAGACCTGGCTGAGCTGGCCAAAGCCCAGGCTCTGGGCAACGAGCTGGCCAAATAAGCCGGTTCTGCTACACTTCGGGCCGGGGATTCAATATCCCTGGCCCGATCTCATTTCTGAGGAACACAACTCATGGCGCTTGATTACACCACGGTAGCCGAAGCTTTGGCCGAGGCTGAAACGTTGCATGAAGGTCTGAGCACTGGGTTGCCTCTGCTTCCAGAGTTCCCAACTCTGCCTGTCCTGACGATCCCTGGTGTTGGCGAATTGCCAGCCGACCTTCAGGACGAGGTTGCCAAACCCACCGTTGAGGAACTCACCCAGGGTGCAGTCTCCGGTGCTGGTGTATTCGACAAGATCATGACCACGGTGAATGCGCACATTCTTGCGCAGCACGACAATGGCATCATCGGTAAGAGTGAGATCGCCAACGTCTACGTTGCCGCTATCCAGACAGTACTCCCGCAGGCTCTTCAGTTCCTGCTCAGTCGTGAGCAGTCCTACTGGTCTTCGAAGCTTGTACAGATTCAAACACAGAATGCTTTCCTCGAGCGTGCCCGTTTGGTTGCTGAAATCGAAACGGCAAAGCTCGCCATGTTCCGTGCGCAGGCGGATGCATACACTGCTCAGGTGAATGCAGTGACGGCTCAGCTCAGCTATGCAAATGGCAAAATGCAGCTGACGAAAACCCTCCAGGACATCAACCTGTCTGAAGCCCAGCAGGCAGTTGTCGAAGAGTCATTCAATGATGCGTGGCTCAAGACTCACAGCACCATGCCTAGTGGTGGTGCTCCCGGTGGCCATGCGCAGAAGGACTTTGCCCTTAAGGATGCGGCTTTGGTTACGGCTGAGAAGCAGCAGCTTCTGCTTACTGGTCAAGCAAACGTACAGCGTGCGCAAACCTACGATACCAACACGGATCTCACTCCAGTGGCTGGCATTATGGGTGTACAAAAGTCGCTCTATACGCAGCAGATCCAAAGCTACAAGGATGATGGTCAAAACAAAGCAGTCAAGATGGTGGCTGACTTGTGGACCTCTGCCAAGGCGCTCGATGATGCAACGCAGAGCCCTGGACCGTTGGCAGGTAACCTCATCCTTTCGATGAACAAGTACCTCAACAACTTGGGTCTGCCGCATGCGTATAACAACCCAGATACGCCTGCAACTGGTGCGCCGTCTGCTGACGCTGATCCATATGTGCCTGGTGATCAGTAATGGGACTGTTCAGCCGTGACGAAACAATTTACGTCTCGTCTGTAATTTATCCGTTGGGTCCGGAGTTGGACAAAATTCCGGACATGATTGAAACTGCTGTCATTGGTTCTAAACTTCAGAATCAAAACACACCAGTTGCAATCAAGAAAGCCATCATTGATGGGCTAGGGATAAAGCTGCGGCAAGCTTACGCTTACGCAGCTAAATCCTACTATTCAGGATTGCCCATCGGTTTGGCTCACATTAGCAACTCTGCTGATCCAGATGTGATTGCTGTACTGACTCTTGAATATTTAACAGCACTCTATGCACCAAGCTCTATTGATTTGAAATCTGTTGCGCTTGTTCGCACTACAAATCATCAAACAATTGTGCATCAACAAGTTGAAACTAAATACAACTACGATTTTGCATTACAAAGAGTGCACACCACAGTATTTGGTATTCCTGTTGATTCGACGTTGGCGCTTTTTGCTATTCAAGATGATCCTATTAATCATCCTGATGAATATGGTTGGCGTCTCACTTTCACAAAGCCTGATACAACGATTGTCACGTTTGATGAGTGGTATTTGAAAACTCTCTTCAGTACCGAAGATGATCTCATCAAATCTCGTCTATTTATTGAAATTTCTGTAGCAGGCGGACCTACACAAACGATTTCCTATACTGAAGGTGGGTCAGATGCGCAATTAAATTTGTTCCTTCAAAACATTTCTACAAATGGTTCGGGTACCTTCCCAGGACTTGTTTTGAAGAAGAACAACCGTTGGTTTGACGAGTGGCAGTTCCATTCGAATGCCGGTTCACCGCCTCCAGAAAGTGTTTGGAAAAACACTAGTTCGTACAAAACGAGCAAAGTGTATGCACGTAAGCTTGGTGTAGAAATTCCTACTTTGATTTCACAAATCAAAGAAAGCCCAGATGAGGGGCAAATTGACTATGTGTTTATTCAACCAGGCACAAAAATCGCATCACCAAATCAGTGTGCTCACGAATATCACTGGAATTACTTTAATCGTTTACGATTGAGTTTGCCCGACAACAAACCGCTTTTTGATGCGTGGTACGAAAAAATTCCCACGTACAAAGATCCGAAGTACAACTTTATTTCGGTTCGATCAGTCAACATCTGCCCTTCTCAAAGCATTTCTATCACTGATCCGGAAACCGCAGGATCATGTGTAAATATGGAAATTGCTTGGCGTTACATGACTTATGAAGAAAAGTCGGGAGCTTTAGCGCAACCCTATGAAACAGAAGTCAGTAGGGATACAGACTCTGTAAAAGAAGTTACTTACGGGAAAGGTAAAGGTACTCAACGAGTAACTTACGACTTCACGAAGTTTTACATCCGTAAGCGACTTACCGAATCAACGTATGCCGAGCTGATGATTTTCGGCCTTTGGCATGAAAACTATGTCTACAAAGGTAAATACGTTTCGAGTGGCGTATGGGACGCTTTCAACGACCCCGATGGAGATTTTGGAACTGGTTTTCTTATTCCACTTGAGATGGAAACTTATCTCACTCTTTCTGGAAGAGAACAACTACAACTTGCCCAAGAGGCGCTGCATATTGTTTTTAACTGCTACAAAGTCGTAAAAGAAAAGTGGTATCAAACCGGTTTTTTTCAATTTGTAACGTTAGCTTTTTCATTCGTAATTACGGTGATTAGTCTTGGATCACTGGGACCGACCGTTGGTGCTTTGTACGGAGCTATTTACTCTGCGCTACCAGCTACTTTAAGTATTGCCGCTGCAACAGCAATTGCAACGGTTTTGACTGCTGTAGTAGTTACTGCAGTAGTTATTGGAGTTCAATATGTGGCCGTTGAAGCAGGTGAATGGGCAGCAGAACAATGGGGCTCAGTGTGGGGGGCTATCGTTCAAGTTGTTGTCACAGTCGCATTGACCTGGGGCATTGGTCAATTGGGTCAAATTTATTTAAACATCCCCATTACCCCAATCACTCTTACACAACAATTAATGAGCGCCGCATCATTTATTTTTGGGGGACTCGCTGCATACACTCAATATGAAATGGAACTCATCCAGGAAGAGTGGGATAAGTGGAGCGAAGATGCTGATGAACGTGAAACTCAAATGAAGCAGCTTGAAGAACTTTGGGAAGAGAATTTTCCTGAATTGTCTTTACCTGCTCAAATGTGGCTAGCTCCGGTTGAAAAACTTGAAGACTGGTTAGCGCGAACACAATCGACAACTGATACCTTAGTAAACCGCTTAATTGCTCCTGTGGAGTTCATGAGCGAGATAACATTGACTCCTCGACTCCAGTAAAGCACTCTACGCACATCTGCGGAGGATTCGCTCATGGCTTTTGATGCAAACGGTAACTACGTTCCCGACACCTGGGGCAATCTCAACCAGCTCAGTCTTCCGACCTCTTCGGGGGGTTTCAACCCGAATACGGGCGTGATGGCTCCTCCGAGCACGATTCCTGCTTTTGGCCAAGGTTCCTGGGATGCTCTTACGGCAGCTGTACCTGCTGCGACTGCTCCTGGTGGCGGCGGTATCCTTGGCAGTCTGGGTAAGATCGGTGGTTGGTTCGGCAAGAATGGCCAGACGATTGGCAACTGGGCGAACGTCATCGGTAGCGGCATCAATGCTTACATCGGTCTGCAGCAGCTGGGCCTTGCGAAGGATGCTCTCAAGTTCGAGAAGAAGGCATTCAAGACGAATCTGGCCAATCAGGTGGACAGCTACAACACGCAGATGAAGGATCGCACCACGGGTCGCTGGTATGCGACCGAGGAAGAGCGTCAGGCGGCCTTGAAGGAAGCTGAACTACCTTCCGGCATGAGGGGTTAACCATGGCTCGTCCGATCACGTGGACTGATGTCGCCTACCGAGGCAATGCTGCTGCCATTGAAATGTTTGGCCGAGGCGGTGATCGTCTCGCTCAGGGCATCAAAGACATTGGCCAGGTTGCTGTCGACAATCGAAATCAGCAAATCAAGACGGCTACTGACGCTGCCATTGCAGACATTGCATTGAGCCAGGATCCGGCTGCTGCCGCTGCTGCTGCTCCTCAGGACTGGACCATTGATCCTTTGGCTATTGCCAAAGCCGCCAGTGGGCGTACCAAAGAACTGAAAGATGCTGAGGTTGTTGATGCAACTCTCAAGAGCACGAACAAGAACATTGAAATGCTCGATGCGCAGTTGAAGGATCGTGAAGACATTCGACAAGCCGCCGACATGGCCTTGCCGTATCGGGATCTTGCACTCAACGGCAAGCCGTTCGAAATCGACAAGAGCGATCCTCGTTGGCAAACGGTTGCTGGGCAGAAAGCCCTGGACACGATTGACGGTTGGTCGAAAGACCATCTCGACAACAAGATCAAGCTCGAAGAGATTGCTCTCCGTCGTGAGGCGGCAGCAGCTGCTCGAGCGGATCGTGTCAAGGAACAGAACGGTCAGAATGCTCTGAGCGAGATCATCAAGTACTACGCCACGCCTGAAGGTCTGGCGGAAGACGAAGCCAATCGTGACGAAACCGTACTCAAGATTCTTGAGCGCAATCGTGCTCCGTTGACTTTGATCGACACCGCACGAAAAGCGGCTGGCATTGGTCTGGCTGGCAACATGCCAAGCCAGCTGGAGCTGGATCGCATTGACCCCAAGACGGGTACCAGTGCCCGTGCTTACACCGACTTCATCACGAAGGAAGCGGCGGCAGTCGACGAGAACACTCGTATCGAGAAGTCGAAGTACGACACCGCTGTGCGTACGTCGCAACTCCTTGCGCCGAATCCGTACAAGGGCATGGGCGACGAAGATGCGGCACAAGCCTTCATCAAGAAGACGGGTGCGGGTGATGGCTGGCTTGCTCGTGACTGGGACACGGGAGACTTCAAGCAGCGTGTCCAGTTGATCCAGGACTACGCGAAGGAAAACTTTGGTCAGGAGATCAAGCGCGAGGAAGCCTACTTCATTGTGGAAAGCACCCTCAATCGCATGACTCCGTTCGATAGCATTGGCGTCATTGGTGATAACACGAAGGCCCTCATCGCGGATGTGGCTGACCTCAATGCGAAGGGCGGTCGTGAGAAAGTCGAAGCCGATCTGGCTGCGATTGATGCCAACGCATCCAAGGACAAGGCCAAGCTGGGTCGAGATCTGCGTCTTACGGCGGCGGCTGCCAGTAGCAACAACACGCTCGAGATTCCAAAGGAAGTTCGTCAACGTTACGAAAACAATCCCGGCGTTAAGCGTGATTCGTTGCAGGCTCAGATTGGTATTGCTCAACAGTCTGTGAACGAGTACACCCGCCTGGTTCAAGAACGAAAGATCAACGGTCAGGTGCTGGTAGACGCACAGCGACAGCTGGCGAAGCTGAAAGCAGAGCTTGCTCGTCTCCAGTAAGTCGATATACTCCTCGTCGGGCCTTAAACCCGCCGTTGAGAAAAATCAGGACTTACCATGGCTGACGACATCAAGTCTTCGCTTCCAGAACTCAAGTTGCTGTCGTCGGCAGAACTTCGTGACACATCCGTTCTCGAGTCGAATGACCTTGTTGGTGCCTTGCGAGAGAACGATGCCTATCGTCATCGCAACACGGTAGGCGATTCCGCCGTTGGTATCTTGGATACGTTGCAGAGTCTTGGCAGCATTCCGCTGGCCACTCTCCCAACGTATGAACTGGCTGATGCCGTTCGAAACTCACAGACTCTTGATCAACTCCGTTCACCTGCGTATCTGGCTGAACGTAGAGATGATGCTGCCCGTAATGCTCGTGTTACAGCTGAAGAAGGCGAAGTAGCCGGCTTCGTTGAAGCTGTAGGCAACACCTTCAGCGGCGGTAATGTTATTGCTGATGTGGCTTCGCAGACTCCGTATCTGATGATCGGTCCTGCTGCTCGAGCCATGGGTGTTGCTTCGAAAGCAGCTGTTCCAACAGTGCTCAGCCGTGTAGCTACCGGTACAGGTGAACTCGCTACTATAAATCGCGTGGCTGCACTCAGTGGTGTTTTGGAAGGTGCTGGTGCATATGGCCAAACGTATGAACGAGCTTTGCAGGAGACGGGTGATCCAGCTGAAGCCGAACGTCAAGCACTTCTGGCTGGTGCATTCAGTGCTGGTTTGGGTACCGTACTTGGCAAGCTTACTCCGGGATTCGAACTCGATCCGCTGGGTCGACGCACCAACGTTGTTTCCCAGTTCCTGGGCGATGCAATCCGTCCTACCGCCTCGGCCATCGGTGCCGAAGTGTTCGAAGAAGGCGGCATGGCAATTGGTCAAACGGTGGCCGACAACGTGCTTGCCGGTCGAGATCCAATGGAAGGTGTCGGTGCGGCTACTGGCGAAGCAGCCGTTATCAGTTCTCTGTTCACAGGTGGTATGCGGGCTCCTGGACTCGTCAGGAACTCAGCTCAGGCTATTGGCGCAGGTGTGCGTCAAGGGCTGGCCGCAGCCGCTTCTGGTCTCAAATCGCGTGCTCAAACGCCTGAAGGTGCGGCTGTTGCGGCTGCTTCTGAGGCAATCGAAGCTACTCCGAATTCCGAGGAGGTGATCCAATCTACGGCGGCAGTCGAAGAAACGGTTCCCGACAGCACAGGCTCATCTGGTGAGCCCGCTGTAGAAACGGCTCCAGTCGTTTCTGAGCCTTCAACGGAAGAGAACGCAACTCAACCGACTTCATATAAACTGCCTGTTGGTGAAGTGGCTCCGGCAAAGAGTGCCGACTCTGATGTAGAGGCTGTCCTCACGGCCAATGCACTCGAGACTCGTGCTGACATCACTCGAACTGAAGATGGTGAAGTAGACGAGGCTCAGGCCAAGGCCATCATTCAATCTGAGGAACTGGCAACTGCCGGTAAGATCGACGAAGCCAAGGCACAGATTGCTCAGAAGAGCGACGAAGAGATCGCTGCAGCTGTTGAAGCAGCCAACCAGGGCGACGTAGAAGCCCAGCAGACGGTGCAGGCAGTGGCAGCGGTGAACATTGCCCGTCTGCCGATTGAAGCTGTCCCTGAGCCTCTGAAGCCGCTCGTGCAGGAACTCAAAAAGATTCCTGCTGCAGTGGCTCGTCCTGGTCCGACTTCCAAGACTGAAGAAACCCGTGAACAGATCCTCAACAAGGGTTGGGAGAATCGGTCGACGGGTAAAGCAGCCACTCGCAAGCGTGGCATGTTGGACTACATCAACGGTATTGCCTCAGCCCTGCGTGTCGAAGGTGTATCTGACACCAAGGCTCCGATTGGCGCAGCCACCAAGGCGGCTGGATTCCTTCAACATCTTCGTGCACGCGGTGAAGCGTTCAGGAAGGCTGGCGAACTTGTTGACTTGCTTAGGAAGCCTGAGAACGTTCGTAAGCCTGAGTACGCCGAATACCTTAAGACCAACTACGTGGAAGTCGAAGGCACTGCCACGCTAGATGAAGATGGCAAGCGAGTGGGTAATCCATTCCGCATCTACATCAGTGGCCGTGGTTCTGAAGCTTCCCGCAACATGGTCAATGAAGTGTTGGCTGACGTTGCTGAAGCTGAGCGCATGTGGGACACAGTTGCGAAGACTGCCCCACAGCTCGCTGCTGCATCCATGGAACGAGCTGCCGCTGAGAAGGCTAAGCTCGATGCCATCATTGCTGCTCGACAAGCTGCTGCTCAGCCTCAGGAAGAATCTCCGAATGCCGCTATCCTGGCTGAAGCCAAGAAGAAAGCTGAGGAGGAGGCTGCCCAGAAAAAGGCTGAAACGGAAGCTGAGCGAGAGGCTCGTGCTGAGCGTGCAGCTATTCAGGCAACTGAAAAGGTTGAAGAAGAGAGGATTGCTCGTGACGAAAAGAAAACGAAAGCAGCTGAAGCAGCTGCTCGAAAGGATGCGGCTGAGAAGTTGGCTGCAGAAGAGAAAGTTCGCCTAGAACAGGAGAAGGAAGATGCAGCCGAACGAGAAGCCGTCCGAGCCTACGAGCGAGATGTTGAAGCCAGGTTGGCTCGAGAGAATCCTCCAGCAGAGCCTGCTGGTGTTCCTGACGCTGGGGTTGATAGCAACACTGCTCAGGAATCTGCTCCGCAGCCTCAAACGCAAAACCCCCTCCTCGCAGTAACAAGCTGGGCGCGGGACAGTCTGGCCACGTGGTTCAACATCGACCCAGCGAATACGGTTGATGGTTGGCTTGAGAAGTTCAAGTCAATGACCGTTACCCGTGGTGAAGAGACCTCAACTGCGTTCGATCTCTATCGCAGTGAGGCCGGTGCTCTTTATCAACTGCTGGCTGGCAAGGGTCCGAAGTTCAAGGATGGCACTCGTCGTGGCATTCTCCAGCAGGGCATCCTCGATATCGCGCAGTCCGGTAAGGAAGACTACCTGGATAAGCCGTACGGCGTTGCATCCGCACTCTGGCAGAAAGAAGAGAGCGGCAAGATGTCGGTGCCTGACGAAGTGATCAAGGCATTTGCCTGGGCTGGCGCTATCGTCATGTTCCGCAACTCCGCCAAGTTCACAGGTGAGCTTGTCGATGAGCAAGGTCGACTGTCGCGTGACATCTTCAAGGAAGTGTGGGCACAGGATATCGCTGACGTTGCGATGACCTTGCTCGGTGTCACGGCAAAGCGTAGCGCCAGCCTCGACATTTCGCAGGGCACGTTCCTGTCTTATGGGCTCTCAACGCTCGCTGCTCTGATTGAGTCCCAAAACTTCGACATGAAGGCAGACTTCAATCCAGAAACGGATGCATGGAACAACACGAATCTGCGCACGCTGGAGGCGACCTCGGACGGTACGCTCAGCGATGCCTCGTACATGGATACCATGCAGATTCTGGTCCCAACCGAGTCTGCCCGGAACGCTGCTAAGAACAATATGAATACCATCGACGCTGTGCAGGAACAGCTGGATGGTGAGCGTGTATGGGAAGCGCAGTCTGAGCCGCATACTGAAGTCGACAACACGATTCAGTACACCAGGACGAAGCTTTCTGCACCGATGCAGACTGCCCTGGAGAACCTGCAAAAGGTTCGCCATGGTCTGTTTGGCGACATGTATGGCATGTTCACTACGCTGGGCGATGACCTGATGAAGCAGGTTCTCACCGGTTGGTATGGCGCTGTGCCCGAGAAAGATGACGGCACCGTTCCCTCGAGCGTGCGTGAATGGCTCAAGAGCCAGAACGAGCGACTCACGATGGAGTTTGCTGCAGTACGCAAATACCACGAGCTAACGGAGGGTGGTGCCAAGGGCTTGTTCTACAAGTACCACATCGGTATCAACAACCGCGTCAAGACCGTGATGGGTCCGCAGAACAACAAGTTTGTGCGTGACATGTTCTCCTCCGCAGAAGAGGAGTTGAATCTTGACGATCCGAATCATGCCAAGTACATGCAGATGACTTTGGCTCAGGCATTTGGCGTCAAGACTGACATCAATGATCCGGCTTCAGTACTTCGTGAATGGGAGAAGATTCGCAGTAAGCACGCTGCTCTTGCCAAGAAGGTATGGGCAGCTCGCACTGATCAGGCTGCACTGCTTGCAGCACTGAAGGAAAACCGTGACAAGCCTTACAGCCCTCGTGAGCTGGCGGCTCTGTTGACTTACGGTCGCATCCTTGCTCAGGATGGTAAGGGCACGTTCACGAACTACTTGATGTTCGAAATTGACGGCAAGACCAACGGTGCATTCAACACCGAACTGTTCTTCGGCTTGGGTGTGCGTAATGGAGCCAACCTTGAGCAGGGCGGCTTATTCCTGGATAAGCAGGATGCAACCTACGAGACTGAGCGTGATCGTATGCGTGAAGCATACGAGAGCGACGACTTCTATGGCCGCATCAACATGCGTGCTCGCTATCACTTCGTGAAGGGACTGGCTGATCTTCTCAAGCAGTATCCGAACCTGATCAATCCGCTGAAGGGTCAGTTGTTCCTGCTTGAAGCAGCTGGACTCATTGAGGTGTTGCCTCAAACGAAGGAAACGCCGAACATGTCCGTTGTATTCAACGGCGAGCGTGTTGAGGTGAAGGGTCTTCCTCAAGTTCTCTTCCGTCGAGATGCCGGTAAGCTGGCCGTGATTCCTGTTCAATATGGCGGTGGACCAACAGGGATTAAACGTCAACTATGGAGTGATGTTGTACGTAACATCAATCTCAACTGGATCAAAGCCAAGAACGAATTGGATCGAACGACGGATGAAACTCGTCGTCAGCAGCTGGTGGCTCAGATGGGCCATCTTGAGACGTTGCTCCGTGGCCACGAAAGTTTTGGCATGGATGTAAAGCAGCTAAGCAAGGCCAAAAATTGGGATGCTGTGCGCTGGCATCGCTCATTAGATGGTTTGGCTTCTGCAATGAGCAAAGCTTACGGCGGTGAGAAAGGTCGTGTTGTGCAGGTCACCAATACTCTGGTTAAGCTGACCAACTTTGCCTACATGATGAAGAAGGTTCAGTGGGACCAAAAGCTTCAGGAATGGATCAAAGCTAAGCCTGAGAATGCGGCGCTGCTTGAGAAGTACAAGAAGACTGGTTTGTACGATCTCAGCCGTGACGAGTATGACCGCCTGATGTCTGAAACGATTGACCTGTCGTTCAACACGCTCAACGGTCCCAAGACCGTCAGCTTGAACAACACTGACTTCAATCCAAACGCAACGTCCATCACGGGTCTTGGTACTTCGATGGATGCCAATCTCGACTCGCCTGCGCCTCGTCCTGTCGGTGTCAGCATCCTGGCCTTGCTCACCATCTCGGGTGGCGATGCTTCGATGGGTGTTCGCTTCTTCCAGAAAGCGTGGAATGCCACGAACGTGTTCGACGGTATTGATCTGAAGGTCACCGACATTGAGGCCGCTGGAACGGCCTTGAATGAAGCCGTGTGGGCCACAGCTGGCTTTGACATTCTGAACAGCTTCCAGGGAATGGTTGCTGATATGCGGATCTTGTTAGATGCAGCGACTGAGACTGAGCGCAATGCACTCGTTGATACCTTCAACAGCATGCAGCCCAATGAGAAGATGTTCATCGAGGATTTTGCTTCATGGGCTTCTCGGTTCAATGAAGCGGTTGACGAGTTTAACCAGCTACATCGAGAACAGCGTACCGGCCAAGAAGAGCTGCTTGCTGGTAAGCACACCGTTTATCAAATGGGTGGTGGTGGCAAATTCAACACGCCTGGTGGTGAAGTGCGCAGCAGTGCGTCGCTTGATTTCGACTTCGAGCTATCGCTCGAGGAAGACGCTCCTCGTACTCAGGTTGCTGACATCTCTGAAGTGGGTCCACGTGAAGCTGGCCGTTACCCAGATCAGTACAAGCATCCGGAAGCCACCCGTATTGAAGACGAGGAAGGCTTCATTGACGTGATTATGAAGGGACCGCGTTGGCGTGGTCGCAATACCTTCACGGCTAAGCCAAGCCTTGTGAACGGCATGAGTGCGGGGCTGCGGCGTCTGGTGAAGGTGTTGCAGATGGCGGCTGATGCTGGGGTGGCTTACGACTCGGACAAGAGTGTTCACCCGAGCGCAATCCGTATGTACCTGCGTGCTAAGCGAGCAGGCATCATCACGTTTGAGTCTCGGTACAGCGATGCCGAACTTGAAGAGAAGATCCGCGAGAACCAAGTTCTGCGCACGGACAATCTGCAGACGGACGATGGTGAGCCCGTATTCCGAAATGTCCGCCTGACGGGCAAGGCATCTGTGAGCACGGTGAAAACAGATCAGGGTCTGAAGACTTCCTTCGAAGTGAACAACAAGAAGCTCGATCGTGCGGCAGTAATCGCTGCCCTGGATGCGATGAAATGGAAGAATGCCATCCATCGTACGGTCTGGAAGCGTATCCGTAACCTGCTGCCAGCTGACCTGTCGGTGGAACTTGCTGACACGGAAGAAGCCTGGAACAACACGATTGAACAGCGTGGCATGCACAAGCACCGCTTCAGCGTGACGACCGGCGTTGCGTCCGGCAGCTTCATCATGCTCAAGGTGGCTTCACCCTCGGTGATGCTGCATGAGTTGATTCACACAATCTTCACGCGACACATCGACAACTTCTTCTCGAACATCAATCAGGTGCCAGTAGAGCTGCGTGGTCCAATTAACGATCTCGTGCAGCTCATGGAACGGTTCAAGAAGTTGCCAGCCGTTGGCCGCGTTGGGTTTGTGCAGCGAGTCATGACTTCGTATGACTGGCACGGTCAGCCACAAGATGAGCTGGGCGAAATGTTGGCGTACGTGTTCACCGAAGACGCGGTGATCGAAGAATTGTCGCCTGGTTTTGTTCAGCGCGTGATCAACCGCGTCAAGCAAATCCTGCGCTTCATCATCAAGATTGAACCGGCCAATGACTTCTACAACGAAGCCATGGATGTGTTCCGCAGTTTGACTGACAGCGTACCGGCTGATGCCCGACTCGTTGACGGTGTGTCGACTCGGTTGAGTCAGCATGTCCCAGAAGACGGTTTGGCTACGCTTGAGCAGCTGACTGAAGATGCGTACGTCGATCTGTTCCAGCGTATGGCCCAGGGACAGAACATTCAGCTGGCTGGCGTGCAGCGCGAGAACCTCGCTACTCAAGCCATGGCAGTGACGGCATACAACTTGTCGCCAGAACAGCAGCGTTTGTTCACCCGTGTCTACACGCTGTTGCGTGTGGGTCAGCGGTCTCCCGAACTCGAGCAGTTTGTGGATGCCACGTTCTCGAAGCATCCTCAGAAGAACCTGTTCAACAAGTCGCCTGATGTCGTAGCAGCCGTCATGGCACTGGCTGCTGTTGAGCCGACCTTCGGTGCACAGCTGAACCGGCTGTGGGCTGGTCGGGATGAGCAGACTCTTGCTGATGCCTTAATAGACAAGGCACTCAACAATGCTCAACAGGATTCAGGCGGCAACATGCTGAATGAAGCCATTTCAGCAATGCTGGTTGAGAAGGACTTGGAGCAGAGCTACTACGCCACGGTGACCAGCCGTCTGGACCGCCTTGGTAACCGGATGATGGAGAAGCTTGGCCAGAAAGCCGCTGACGCCGCTCCACGTGCCCCACAGTACGTCGACACGTTGCTCAAGGGCATCGCTGCCTTGACCACTGAGAAGGGCGCTGCGGCCTTTGGAAGCGGTCTGATTGCAGCTGTGAACACGCACACCGATCAGCGTTGGCTCCAGGATCTGGTTGCTGCTTTGGCTGGCACTAAGGGCGATGGCCGACTCATCTATCGGGCGCACAACGCCATGATGACGGCGATCAACCAGACCCGTTCCATGTTCGACAACACGCTCCCCAGGGAACTGAGCAAACTTTTCCCGGAGGACTTCGACGGCTGGAACACGCTGTTCGAAGCCTTTGGCCGGTTGGATGTCAGTGTGCTGGGTAGCTCGGCGGCTGAGATGTACCTTAACGATGCTGAGCGTCGGCGGATGATCACCGTTCTTGAATCTAAAGTTGATAATTACATCGACGCTCAGAACCTGGGTTACTACCTCGTGCACCGCAAGCCGAAGCCGGGGATTGCCCAGGAACTGCTGCGCAATGCTCGAGCCATCGCAGATGACCTCAATGGCCGTCGCAGAACGGCTCCAGACAGCCTTGTGGCCGATGCCGATCAGTTGGTCACCCTGTACGCCATCGAGTACCTGGCGGCCTCTGAGCGAGCCAAGGTGGGCCAATACTTCAGGGCTCACCCCGAGTCCATGGACAAGCTCGTGGGCATGCTCAAGCACGTTAAGGAAGCTGAACAGCAGCACCAGCGTACTGAGTACCGGTATGTCTACTGGAAGGACAGTCTCCCCATGTCGACTGACCCACGTTCATCCGTGGTCATCGCCAATGGCATTAAGGGAGCACAGCTCGAGCAGCTCGGCTACATCAAGGGCAAGAAGTATCCGCAGACTTCTGGCGATCCGGAAAGCGATCTGTACTACTACAGCCGTCGTTACACGCCGCCGCCAGTGTTCTCGCAGGGCATCATTGCAACCGTGCAGCAGACCGCGATGGGTATCAATTACACCACCGCCGCTTCTGTGACGCCGGAGGTTGGGACGATGCTGAGTAACCAGCAGGTTGTCAGCTATATCCAGCGCACCAAGGGCCGTGACAGCAACCTTGTAGCAGTGTTCAACTTCCAGGGTGAAGTGATGGGCTACGAGCGCATGCTCGACCCGACCATCGTCCGCGAGAGCTTGAAGGGCAACAACACGCTTCTCCACGTTTCAATCGGCAAGAAGCTCGGTCGTATCACCGAAGAGAACATGGCTCGTCGATTGAACCAGGAAGCCATCAAGCTGATGGTGAACCAGTGGAAGGAAGGTAAAGACGCTGGACGTGAAGCCGAATATGAAATGGTGAATTCGAGCACCGACAAGCAGGTGGCGCGTGCGTGGGAGAACATCCCGGCTGACATCAAGCGCGATCTGGCTGATGCGTTTGGTGGCCCAGTGATGGTCCGCAAGGATCTGTTGGCCAACACGATTGGCTATCACAACGCAGGTGCGCTCGAGATCTACACGGGCGATGCGTCGTTGAATCCTGATACGCGCAAGATTCTGTTGGGTCTCATCCAGACGGTGTTTGCTGGACCGAAGGGCACACAGATTTTCCTTGCAGCTGAACAGGCACTTAAGGAAGGTGTTGCCACCGCAAAGGACTTGATCATCGTTCGAAGCTTGGTGGTTGCCTACCAGAACTTCCAGAGCGCAATGCATCTCGTCATTGCCAACGGCGTACCGCCTTCCCGTATGGCGAAGTGGTACCGACAGGGTATGCGGGAAGTGCAGGCATACAACCGACTGCAGCGGGAAGTCATTCAGCTGCGCATCCAGATTGCTGGCACAACCGATGATGTGGAGAAAGAACGTCTCCGCACCATACAGACGGCAAAGCGTCGTTCGATTGAGCGCCTGTCGATCTACCCATTGATCGAAGCCGGTGAGCTGAGTGATCTGCCGGAAGGTCTCGAAGAGAGTCCGTCACACAGCTACCTGGGTGATCTGGCTGGCTGGATGAACAACCATCTGCGTGAGAAGGTTCACCCGAAGGCACCAACCATTCTGGCCAATGCACTGTTTGCAAAGGACAGTACTCTACATGATGCGCTATCAAAGGCGATTCAGGCGGGTGACTTCCTGGCACGCTATGCGATCTTCCAGCACATGATTGAGAACGGTGCAACCGTTGAAAAGGCACGTGATGAAGTGCGTGATGAGTTGATTTCGTATCAGACCAACCCTGGCCGGATGCGTGCATCGCTCGAAACGTACGGAATGATTTGGTGGAGTCAGTTCACGTTGCGTGCACAGAACGTGCTGTTGAACCGCTTCCGGAAAAATCCCTTTTCGTTCTTTGTGTCCCAGGGGCTGGGCAATGTTGTGGGGACTCCGGGACCGTTGGACGGTGCTATCTACGAGCGTGGCATCGACAACTCAACGGGATTGGATCAGATGTGGGGTTCGCCTACGGCGACGATTCACTCCAAGGTGTTCTAAGCAGGGGCTCGACGACGAGTCGAATGAGTACGGCCCTGTGCACACCACGCGCAGGGACCGTGATGGCGACAGCCTCGAGACGGACGAAGATCCTCACCGTCTCGAGCTTTGCCTTTTCCCTTCAACTTCTTGCGAATTGTCCTGGACACGTGCTTTGTGCTCCTCAGCCCATCGTTGATGGATGGCTTGGAATTCTGCCTCATGCAACGGACAGAGGGAATGCCAAGCTTCACGGTGAAGCTCAGCAACGCAACCACATTTGTATTTGATGTGTTTCATGAAGGGATGGTAGGAAGAGCTGGGTTCGAACCAGCGGCCTTTCGATTATCGGTCGAATGCTCTACCAGCTGAGCTATCTTCCTAAAGTGGTGGGTAAGGTAGGATTCGAACCTACTCAGCCAAAAGACAGCAGGGTTACAGTCTGCCGTGACTCTCCAACTTCACCGCTCACCCACGAAACTGGTCAAGGCGGAAGGATTCGAACCTTCGACCATCTGCTCCCAAAGCAGACATTCTACCGCTGAACTACGCCCTGAATTGGAAGTGTAGCATCAACCCTTTACGCAAAGCACCTGATGCAGAATGTGGTCAATGTCCACTAGGTCGGCTTGAGCCGCCATTACCGCATCAATGTCTTTGTACGCACCGGGGGTTTCATCCAGCACGTCGATGTCTTTGCGGCACTCAATGCCAGCCGTGGCTTGTGCATGGTCGGCCAGGGTGAAGGTGCGTTTGGCCTCTCCACGGCTCATACGACGGCCTGCGCCGTGCGAGCAAGAGCAGAAGGACTCACGGTTGCCCTTGCCACGAACGATGAAGCTACGGGCTCCCATGGAGCCTGGGATGATTCCCAGATCGTCCTTCTGCGCACGTACCGCACCCTTGCGAGTGACGATGACGTTCTCACCGAAGTGTCGCTCCCACGCAACATAGTTGTGATGGCAGTTGATTGCCTTTGCAGTGAGGTCAAACGGCTTGACCTCAGTTTGGAGAGCATTGAGTGCTTCGCGCATCATGATCTCACGGTTGGTACGGGCAAACTCTTGAGCCCAACCCACCGCCTCGCAGTAGTCCAGGAAATACTTGGAACCCTGCGGCAAGTAGGCCAGGTCGATGTCTGGCAAGTTGATGTGCCACTGGCGCATCTCTTCTTTGGCCAACTCAATGAAGTGGCTACCAATACGGTTGCCGATCCCACGGCTACCGGAATGCAACATCACCCATACGTTGTCATTCTCATCGAGACACACCTCGATGAAATGGTTGCCAGTGCCGAGAGTTCCGGCATGACGAGGCGCACGCTCAGCCGCCTTCGCAATGGAAGGGTGCTTGGCTACGATACGTTGCAGAGAGCTGTGCAGCGAAGTAGAGCTACCGCCGCCAAAGAACTCCGACTCCACCATGGCAGGTACGTTGCTCCAAGCTCCACGGTCATTGGCTCCACCGTTGTCGGTACGGCCATGCGGGATGGCAGCTTCGATACGAGACCGAAGAGAACCGAGGTTGTCAGGTAGATCGCTGGCAACTAGAGAAGTCTGAACAGCCATCATGCCGCAGCCAATGTCGACACCGACAGCAGCCGGAATGATTGCACCCTTGGTGGCAATGACGCTGCCAACGGTTGCGCCCATACCCCAGTGCACATCAGGCATGGCAGCCACGTGCTTGTAGATGAAGGGAAGCTCAGCGACATTGCGCAGCTGCTTCCAGGCAGCTTCCTCGAGCTGCACACCGTGCACCCATGCCTTCACCGGAGCACCTTGAGTTTCAAGGTACTTGTAATTTTCAGTGGTCATGAGAAATCCTATGGCATGAGTGGAGCGTAGTGAGTGTTGGTTGTCCAGAACTCACCGGTAACATGGTTGAGTGCGACGACAGGAGAAGTCTTGGCAGGAGTTTCGCCGTCTCCTGTCACACGAGAAATTTCTGGATGGTTGATCGGGTAGCAGTAGGCGCTTTGCCCAATCTGAAATGAGTGGGGTCTGTCCGCACGGTAGAACACCGTGGGCCTTACCTTATTTGAAGAAGGGTTCTGGGTAGGTGTCTCGGACTGCATCGGAAATCTCCCTGACATGTCGACGCAAAGCTACTAGCTCAGGTGACATGGGTCCAGCTTTTCCATCAGCCTGTTGAGGCGTGATGCGAGCATGAATGCTTCCGATGTCTCCCAGGATTCGGCCACAAAGCTGGTCGATCTTCATGGCTTCTGAAACGGTGAGATCAGGCTTGAGTTCGATCATCGAAGTTCACTCTCCGTTGCGTAGATCTCATATCGTAGTTTCTGGTTTTCGTAGACACGAATGGAGTTGGTGACGACACTGTACTCACGGCGCATGCCTTTGGTACGGTAATGCCACTCAGCTCCTGTAAAGCCAATGGCTTTACCGGTCTCGGCATCAAAACCGGGGAGGATTTCTCCTCCCCGATTCATGATTGCCATGTCAGAAGCTCGACAGAATGGCGCGCTTGTCAGCCTCGCGCCAGCCCATGAACGGGCCGATCTGACGGAGAGCGTCTTCACGAGCCAACCGCTTGCCGGTCTCTTCGTTGAAGTTCTCGCTGTAGACACAGGCGCTCTTGCCAACGATCACGAAACCGTTGCGGAGCACGAGCACGCAGAGCGTGGTGTTGTAGGCCGGAGAACCTTCCGGAGCCTTGATGGCACTACCAAGGTTGCGGTAGTAGTCATCCACGATCTCAGCGTCGATGGCCATGCTGGTGACGAGCGGATGCTCGTCTTCCTCAGGCACAGGCGGAGGCGGCGGAGGAGTCGCCATCTCAATGGCTTCCTGGATCGACACATCGTTCTGCAGAGCCAGGCCCTGGAGACCGCCCTTGATGTTCGAGGAACGGAAGATCTCCGGGTACTCCTCGATCAGCGTCGACAGCTGATGGTAGGTTGCCGCACTCGGCAGGATTCCACACAAGCGGTCAAAGCTTGCACGGCGATAGCCGTTGATCTGCAGATACTGCAGGACTTCGTTCAGTAGACTGTTCATGTTGCCCTCGGGGTTAGTAATCGTCGTCGTCGCGGTTTTCGTAGTCAGGCTCCTGATCTTCGTAATCATCCGCGACATGATCACGCAGTAGATCAAGCGTGTCCTCTGAAAGAGCGAGGAGAATGTCAACGCCATTGCACATCACCCTATCAATCTGAAATTCAGCGCCTTCGGCTGGCTCACCAGCACAGCTGTACGTGGGACCAGTTGCTGGTCGTCCTTTGGAGATACAGGTGTACTCGACTTCGACATCGAGATTCACTTCAATATTGAGTGTGTTCATTTTGCAGGCTCCAATCGAGCAGCAGGGGCTAACGGCTTGTTACCAAGCTTCTCGTGCAGTTCCTGAGAGATGGCCAAACTGCGCCAGCTGAGAGCGTTGCACTCGATCAGGATGGCTTCTTCGATGGGCAGGTCCACAAGTTCTTCGACTTTCTTCTCGAAGTTGTAGACGTACGTAGGCACAGTTGTCTGGCCACGCTCCCGAGCTGCCAGCAGATCCTGCATGTCCATCAGGTGCCGCTGTACGCAGTCCATGTGCTGCGTCGAAATGTAGCGCAAGTGCACCAAACCGCCGTCGTTGTACTTGGCTCCACCGATATACGAATGTTTGGATACACCAGCTAAGGCTGCAGGAAAGTAGGCCAAACAGCCACTCGAGATGGGGTAGTGATACCTCACCTTCGATTCGTCAGGGAGAGTTTTCATGGAAGCCCTAGAGATTAGAGGGGAGATGAAAAGAGGAGTGGTCGTAGGGATCATTCCCTGTCAACTCTCCAAACTTCAGAAGGAAGCGGTGATAGATCGTCTTGGGAGCGTGAGACACGATCTCAAACGACTTTCCATCACGTACATCCATTTCAAGATAGGCAGCCTGACGGTCGTAAGGCTTGACCTTATCAAGCTCGTGACAAGTGGAGCCAAAGTGAGCCACGATCATTCTGCTGCACTCATGCTCGCGTCGATTGTACTCAGCCAGCTCAGGAAGTTTCTTGAGATGGTAATTCACATCGCCGTACACGTACTCGGCTGCATCATGCAGCAGACCTGCAAGTACGGTGTTAGGCGGATGTCCGTCTTTGGCCATCAGGTCAGCAACCAGGAGACTGTGCTGACCGACGCTGTAGTGAAATGGGTAGGCTCCCGTGTAACGACAGAGCAAAGACAGGTTGTGAGCAATGTCGAGGATGTCCAGGTCCATAGGACGAAGATTCAGCGGGTCAACGTGCTTGCCCGATTTATACAGCTTCAACATGAATGAGTCCTTATAGCCTGAACTTACCGTCAATGTAGTCGATCAGCTGTCCCTTGCCATCGGCATTGGTCAGACCATCGGCATTGGTCCAAGAACTGGGACCATGGGTGTAGTCAGCAAAGAGCCGTGTGGCTGTACCAACTCGCTTGGCCCCTTCGAAGATTTCCTTCGAGTGGCCATGACCGGTCCAGGATTTCACGCCAATACGCGCCAGGTTGCGCACAGAGCCGCGAGAGCCATTGGGGCCGTAGTGCCCATGCATGGCATGCTCAATGCCGCCCAGCATCAAGCTGTCGCGGTCTGAGAGCATGTGGATTCGCTTGCCCAGTTTCACCTTACGCAGGTAGAGACTGAGGGCATCCGGGTAGTTTGTGCCCCATTCCTCGAGCTTACACTCAGCCGCCATCTCGGCTATCGTTTGGCCGAGCCACTGGAGGTTGATAGGCGAAACCTGAGGAATGGCTTTCAAGCCGCCCTTCATGAATGCCAGGGCTGCTCGCGTCGCCATGTCATTGTGGTTCGATGTGATGACATGAATCTGCATCGTCGGGTATCTGTCCCGAAGACCTTCCAGATACATCGCCACTTCGTCGATCTCATCCGCAATAGAATCTTGTTGAGCCAAACGATTGGCCAACCAGATCATTGGATTCTTGTCGTGATGCGGACTGCAGCTGTAGGAGTCGAGCAGGTCGTGCTCGATCCAGTTGAGACAACGGATCGTATCCAGGAAGCCGCCTTCACGGAAACGAGCATCACGAACCATGGGATCCATGAAGCGAACGTGAGTGTCACCACCAATGCCAGCAAGGCATGGCGGAGCCTTCTGGTGACCGTTCACGTAGTAAGCATCATCAAGGTCGAGAACTCGATTGGTCTCTTCCTTGTAGTAGAGCTGACGCAGCCAGAAGTGCCGACCGTTATCGCTTAGCTCCACGAGCAGTGCCCCCAATACATGGTGGAACTCTGCGGTCTTACCGGCACGACTGGCTGTGTAGTTTTCCACGGTGCAAGCACCAGTGGTTGTGATTGTCTTAGCCATCTTGCTCTGTGGCGTGGCTACAGATCGAAGACGCATCTTGGTATGACCAAAGATGCCAGAGAAGTCGCCGCTGACACCATCCATGCCTGACAACGGATCAACAGCAGTTGGCTGCAGCTGATAGTCAGCCATGACAACGAGATTGCGGTTTAGCTGAAGACGCTGGTTCCAAAGGAACGGCGTGACAACAGGTGACCACCACTCGAGGTTGCGCTGTGATCCAGAGAACACCGAAGTCGGGTTCTTGTAGCGCATTGGAATGACGAGGATCTCGGCATTCAAGTGTCTCGCAGCACTCTGAAGACAGGCCCAGAAATTCTCGTGTACCGGTGTACCGTTCTGAGCCGACGTGATGATGAAGCGATTACACCCAGGACGAAGATCTCGTGCCAGGACCGTTTGCGGAGTTTGAAGAACATACGCAGGGTTGAACTGTCGATCCAGTTCGTCGAGGGTGAATTTGCTCATACGCCTAAACGCTCCCGCACTTTACGTGCAAAGGCTTCAGTGCCACACCACAACGTCTTCGGTTTGCCGCCATCACGGACGACAACCTGATGTTTCTCGAACATCTCGGAGAACTGCGCGAGCTGCACAGTGGTGACGTTGGCTTCGTGCTGGAAGTTCATGGCTGTCATCGCATGATCACCCAGCTTGGCAAGGCCAGCACGAATACGAGCAGGGATGATCACGTTGGGGTTGTACTGCTTGTCCAGGTCTTCCAAAGACAATGCAGAAGTCTTTTTAGCTTTCGCGGTCATAGAGCCTCAAGTGAGTTGCTTCTCGAAATAGTGAACATCTTCTCCGAGGCTGCCCCATCCACGAGGCTCTTTCGCAAATCGAAAGCCACAACGCAGAAGGTTGATCATGCTCGGGTAGTTCTTCAGAAGAGTGTAGGTCACGGCGTAGTACGCCCCTTGTCTCTTTGCCCAGCGAAGACGGTGTTGAATCATCTTCCGCTGCAGTCCTTTGATCTTGCAGGTCGGGATGATAATCGCATAACTCAGGAAAACATAGCCTTTTTCAGGCCGATACACTGCAGAGGTCAAACCAATGTTCTGACCTTCATGCTGCAGTAACCAATACGTATGGTCTTCACCAGGGATTTTGTCGGCATTGTCATGCGGAGCTTGAAAGTCCGGCCAATGCTCGAGAACATCCTCGTAGTCTTCGATGAGTTCGAATTTCACCTTAATGTCCTCCGCTGGGGAAGACATACTCTCGCAAACTCCTGGAATCTTGGGAATTAAGGAACAGGGGCCTTTCGGCCCCAATTCCCCAGCCATTGTCACAAACAATGTCCAGCTTCCGGTTGCACAGAGTAGGAGTTAAGGCTCCGTCACCGGTCTACGTGTTGCGTCTTGTGTCAGGGTCCACAACGTAGTAGGACAAGCGCCGCATTGCGGCTTTCCTGCTGAGGATATGAGCCTCAGTTCAGCGTTTCTTCCGCCAGTTGTGCGTCAACACGACGCGAACAACTGTCGTTGCCACCGCAATTAACACGGATCTCCCGAGGTACGCCCACATCAGCCACCACCGCCAAAGAGCGGAGCAGCAGGCGTCTCGGGCCGAGGCTCTTCAGGATCTTCTGGAGTCTCGGGAGGAAGGTCGTCGGGATCGACAAGCGACTCGGGTGGCAGCGGTGGAATTGCAGCAACTACGGTTTCATCCGCGTTTTCTGCAGCTTTATCCACCACAACACGAGTCTTTGCCGGCTTGGTCGCCAATGCCTCAGCCAGCTCCACTTCCGCAAACACTGTGTACGGGACACGGGTGTAACGGAAGTCCACCTTCAAGATGTCGGATTGAACTCCGACACCCTGAAGATAGGAGATCACAGCCTTGGACAGAGTTGCTTCGTCCAGGGTGATCTTCATTGGTTAGCCTCCGCCGAACAGCGAAGGCTTCCCGCCAGCCGGTGCAGTAGTGCCGCCAGAGGCAGCCGGGGCAACAGACCCCTTCGCCGTCTTGTCGATCACCTTGCCCTCGAATTCCTTGGCCCAGAGAGCCAGGAACTCAGCCGGAGCCTGAGCGTTGTACTCAGAAGCCGTCTGGCCAGTCTGCGCATGGAACACACGAGTTATCGTGTTGAACTCGCGGATCTCAGCGGTAGGCACGTAGTTGCCAGCCTGATCCTTTGCGTTCTTGTTCTCACGATGCTGTTCGATACCGAGCTTCACCGGCTGACCGACCAGCTCCACGGCCACTTCGACTTCGGTCGGAACTTCCTTCCGCTGATCGAAGTTGTAGATCTTCACCAGCTTCTTCTCGAACTCGAGCTGGGGGATCTCCTTGCCAGCCGTGAGCTTGGCCAGAGCGTTCATGAGAGAGTACCCAGGCAGCGGGAACTTTTTCCCGTCCTTGGTGTACGTGACGCCACCAGCGCGGTTCGTGACGTAGATCTGGTCACGCACCTTCTTGCCGCCGATGTCGACCACGAGGTTGAAAGCCGTGGCACCACCCGGAGACTTGGTGATGTAAACCACGTCGAGCGTGCCCTCGTACACGCCAGTGGGAAGGAGCGAACGTCCACCAAGGACATCCTTTTCCTTCTCAGAGCCAGCGAGTTCGCTGGTCGCATTGCTGAAGAGATTTGCCATGAGTTGCCTCGTTACTTGTAGTAGTCAGCCAAACGATCCAGAACAAACTGAATGTTGTTGTCGATGAAGGTTTCATCCTTGGTCCACATGTCCTGGGGGGAGCGAATCTTCTCGCCCGCACTTTCTTTTGTCATGCGGGTCTGGAAGACGTATTTGATCCCTCGCTCCTTGTCATCGTCACTGACATTGAGCATAGGATTCTTGTAGGGTTCGAGCAGACGCAGAGGTACCTGCTTCGACATCACGATGGTAGTGAAGAAGCTCTCCACTCCAATGTTCTTGAGGGCTCCCTTCACAGGAACAGCAGTCGTCTTCATCATCGCTTCTTCATCGAGAATGGTGTGCGAGTGAGCCAGGATGATGAACTGCTTTGTGCTGTTGGCGATGTGTACCTGCATCAGCTCTTGGAAGTACGTGAAGTAGTCGCCCCACGCTTTCTGGCCATTGACCGCCTTCTTAACGATGTTGGTCTCGTACATGTTCATCAGGAAGTCGAGAGTGTCAATCACGACCGTGTGAACGGAAGCCGTCTTGTCGGCGTACTGGATGCCTTCGATCACCTGATCGGGCATGGTAATGTTGTACGTCTGCAGCTTACCAGGCTTGAATGGGAGACGCTTGTTCTCACAATTCAGATGGATAACGCCTTCCGGCTCTCGCAGATGTGACAGCGACAGCGACTTACCGGAGGCCGACAAGCCTTCGATGAGAATGAGTTGTTCTGACATTAGGATTCTCTGGCCTTGCGAGCCATTGTGGTGAAGACAGTTCGACGAAGTTCGTCGATGCTCAGTGGGTTTGGAAGCTTTGCGTTGAAGTCGCGGACGATAGCCTCGGCTTCGACGTATGGCTTGCCTTTCGACATTAGCATCGTGCCGTAACGGAACAAGAGATTGTTACGTCCCAGGCCCTCAGCAATCTGGTTTGCGAACCAGCGTTCAACTGCAGGCAGATTAGTGAGGTTCTCGATGCTCTGCATGTACGTGAGATTGCGTCCCGTACGTGGGATGAAGGGCAGAACATCAAGCAGTTCGCCATCATTGACATACTGCTGACCGTCGAAGCTTTCCCACTTCCGAGATCGCTGCCACGTTGCTTCATCCATGTCGAACGGCACCCACTTCGCCAGATTTGACATGAATTGGGTGTAGTCTTTCGCATCCAACTTGAGTTCATGACTCATGGGAAGGATGACGCGAAAGCGATGATTGGTCTCATCGTCGTGACGCTTGGTTGTGTAGATGCGATAGGCGTACGGAGCCAGAAGCTCAATGGCTTCAGGCAACTGCATGCCTTTGTCGACATCCAGCACAATGAGACTGAAGCCAGTTTTGCAGTTGTCTTCAGTACGGTGGCCTTCACCGTTGTCACCTGCAATCAGGTGATGGTTGATCCAGTGCAGGCCATTGGTGCTGGTGAGCTTACCGAGCTGCTCCCAGGGAGCAAACTCGTTCCGGTAGTTGTAGGCCACATGTGTGGACCAGGCAATCGGAAGCTTCTTCAGATTGGTCTGCTTCAGAGTTTCGCCACGGAAGAACTCAATCCCATCGACCACGGTCTTTTTGATGATGATGTTGTTCCGATAGCCCCAGGCCGAAGCCATCTGGATCATTTCGTTCCTGGACGTATTACCGCCCTTATAGAACGGCAGTTCGTCCATGAGGTCCGCATGGGTCATCTCGTTCGGACACTGCGCCAGGAACTTGCTGAGGCGCATGTAGGGCCTCTCTCGCTGGAACAGTCGACCAAAGGCTGCACCGCTTTCTTCGACGAGGGTCATAGCCTGATGAATATGATGTCGATCGACACGGTTACTAAGGTCTAAAGCGGCATAAACGCCAGCCAACTTCAGACATTTGAAGTAACGGTGATTGAGTTCGGTCTTCGCCAGCTCTTCGTGGTCACCCATCTCCGAAGCTCGCTTTTCACACCAGAGACGGTAGCGAAGCAGTTCGACGCTGGTCTCACGAGGCACGTCAATGACGCTGTTGGCATACTCCGCTGCACACAGTTCGTCCAGCCGCTCCTTCCAAGGATTGAGCGTGTTGTCGTTTGCGGCAGTTACCATCAAGTCAAAGAGTTCCTCCGGCGACATCGTATCATCAGGCTTTGCTGGGTGACCCCATGCGAAGAGACAGCGGCGAGCGTAGCCAGCCTCCAGGAACTGGAAAAAATTGTCCTCAGTTCCCGAGCCGTCCAGCAACTTCGAAGGTGTGCCAAATAGCAAGAGGTTTGCCGGACTAGATCCTGTGAGCATGGTTCCACGATTCTGCTCACTCGTGTTCTTGATGAGCTTGTCTTTCGCGTAGCCAAGATCGTACAGCTCCAGGAAAAGATTCAGCAACTCGGTCGACTGAATCAAGTTGGATCCGATTTCATCGACCTGAAGATTGATGGCTCCACAACCCATCATCAGGATTTTCTGTCGCAGTTGCTTTGTGGCTGGCACCGTGCCGCTGTCAAAGCTAAACAGGTAGTCACCTGAGCGAGCATGCTCGTCTCGCAGTTGATCCTTGATCACGCCTAGATCATCTTGCGAAGACAAAGCCTTTTTCAGAGCCAGTTCGTGAATGGTTTCTTCAGCGACGATTGGCATGATTTCGCCACAAAACTTCTCTGCGAAGTTGCCCAGCAAGTTGTACTCGAGCGTGTTGACCGAGTAGCCCTTACCAGCGCCTGAGGGAGCCAGGGCGATGACGTACGTATTGATGGGAATGACACCACGATCTCTCGTGCGAACGCTGATTCGCAAGCTGCTGACGCACTTCGTAAGGAAGTACACCGTCATGATTCGAAAGAAGGGAGTGTCCGTGTTCTGAGTCTTGGTCACGAGGAAATTGGAAATCTCCTCTAGCGCCGGATGGTGCTGGTTCACGTACTCCATGAAGCCCTCTGTTGGCAGATAGTTGAAGCGGTGCAGTAGTCGCAAGCTCTTGGCTCGCCTTTGCGTGTGTCGATGCGGCCCCCACCACCTTTCGATCCTTGGAATGCAACGGCTTCAGTCATCGTGTCGAAAACACGTGTAGCTCGAGCATTGGGAGCGGCGTGGGGATCCTTATAGTACGCGAATCGCGGTGGATCAAGCCACAATTCTTCATCGGTGCACAGCGGCAAATCGCTGTCATCTGCTGACATTAGAGCGTTCAGCTCATTGATGCGACTCTCAAGCCGAGCTTTACATTGTTCAGCCGAACCCACAGGAACCAACATCGTTGGACACGGAGTTTGTGGGTAATTTGGATCCTTGGCTCGAGCTTTGCTCCAGTCCTTCAAGATGAACTGAATAGTAGCCACATCATCAGTGATGTAATCACGAGCCAGGTACCGGTATGTGGTGAGCTGCCACAAGTAGTCTTCGGGCTTCTTTTTCTGGTACAGGAACACAGCAGTGCTCTTGTAATCGAACAGTCGGCCACCCAGGATCATGTCAGGTGCGCCCGAAAGCACTTTACCCATGAACGGTTCTTCATACCGCTTCTGGATATAGATCGGAGTTTTCTTCGGATCGGGAATGACGGGATTCACGTCATACTCGAACAGCGGGTTGTAGCCAGCGAGACGCACATACTCCATGAGCCTGTCGCTCTTCCAGGCAGCGTCGATAGCATCGTTGATCGCATTACCCAGGCGTGCAGCCATTAGCTGAGCAAGGTCAATGTCCTGTGTCGTACGTCGACTGAGTACGATCTGACGATTGCTGCGTTCAAGTTCGCTACCACTGATGTACGCAGGATCGCGTGAATACATATCCCTGGCGAGCCATACCGCAATGGATAGCGGGATGCGACGTTCGTTTGTATAGGCCATATGGACTACTTCTTGATTCGGTTGAGAAGGTCACCGATCTGGCCATAGCTTGCGCCATTCGGAATATGAAGTTCCGAAGACCAGTCGGGGTCATAGACAATGAGTTCACCACCTAGCTTCAAGGTGGGATGTCCAAGCTCGGGCAAATCCTGCCATTCCATTTCTGGGATGAGATTGTCATTTACCCACTTGACGAGCTTCACGTCTCGTCGAACCCAGTAGTACTGGGCATCGTGGATTTGTGCAGCTGGACGAATGTCGTTCCAAAGTTTGGCTTCAATCACTCGGTCCATGAAAGCGTGAGCTGCTCTGGAATTGAGGAGTCCATAGCTTTGTCCAAAAGCGTTTCCAGCACTCCGCTCTTCAGCAGCGGCTTCTGACGGTCGAAGTCGTCCATGAACACTTGCGTGAAGAACTGGACAAAAGAGCCGAAGTCCAAAAGCAAGGGTGGTATATCCGTCTCGAGCGGCTCGAGCAAGTTTAGCTGCGTTCCACTCGTCACTTGCTTTGTAGAGTTCATGAAAGTTTGCCTCGATTTTCTTGGCGTCTTCTTCAGAGAAGCCACAGTTTGTCATCAGTGTCTTCCACGTCCCAAAGTAGGTCAAGGCAAACGTAGGAGGCTTGCTCAAGTAACGCAGATGCTTGTACTTGGAACCAATTGAATTGATTGACTCTAGCGTGTCCTCAATGTCTGGCATCTGATCTCGGAAGTAGTAGAAGGTACGCAGGCTGTGCCCGTCGTACCCATCTTCATACACTTTGAGTCGATTGGGATCTCGAGTCAGCAGTGTGATGATCTTATCTTCAAGAGATGCGAAGTCAGCGCCAACGAAGAGCCAACCCTTGGGGGCTTTCACCATCTGTTTGATGTAGATGGCGTAATCGAAGCCGTGCTTCTCGTGTGACGGCAAGTTCTGTTGGTTGGGGCTGTCGCTGCTGAGCCGACCGCTCTGGGTTCCGCCAATGTTGTAGAACCCATAGAGACAGTGGTATCCGTCCACTGCTGGAGCATTTACGAAGTGCGGAACAAAGCTGCTGAGAAGCTTCTCGATCTGTGCGAGTTCGACCAGCCATTCCAAGAACTCCTTTGCTTCAGTGCTGTGATTACAGAGAGCTTTGAGTGTGTCGCCATCAGTAGATGGCTGTCCTGTTCTTGTGGTACCCAGGATAGGAAGCTGCAGTACTTCATACAGCAGTGCCTGGAGCTGAATAGGGCTGTTCGGATTGAAGATCTCAGTACACTCTTCAGGAGTGACACGCTTTTTCTTGAGCTTGAGATTGCGCTTCACAGCCCATCGTTCACGATGAAGCACCATATACCGGATTACGAACTCATGATTGGTGATGAGTTCAATCAGCTCATCGGCTCGATCCGAAAGTAGTCTGGCATTCTTTTCCGCTACTTTCTGGTCAATGGGTAGCCCACAGAGCTGCATCCATACGATCTCTCGAAGGTAGCTGTTCAGACGTTTGAAGACATGGGCAAGTTCGCCCAGGTTTGCCATGTGCTTGTCGTAAAGCCACAGTGTTGCTGCGCAGTCTTTGCCGTTGTACTCGATGACATCTTTGAGTGGGGCTTTCCACGGCTCATCAATTCCGTAGTCACCGTACTCACTTTGTGTTTGTGGCTTGAGACCTAGCTCATTGCCAGCACACGTGTTTGTGACAACGTAGCTGAGAATCATGCTGCATTCGGTTTTTGACTGCAGATGCTTTAAGCCTTCGTAGATGCCGTTCGTATCAGATAGTTTCTTCATCCAAACTTTGTGGATGAGCTGCGTAAGATCAAATGCACCCTTGTGCATAATGATCTTGCCAGTGTACTGCTCAAAAAAATACCGAATACTGGCCTCTACCTGATGCCATTCGAAGACGACCGCCTCATTCTCCGATATACCAAAGCCGATCGTTCGGATGGTGCTCTCATGATGCTTGAGCCCTGTCGTTTCGAGATCAACGGAGATCCGGGGTAGGGATAGCAATCTCTCCACCCAGTCGGCCCATTCTTGACCGGAGTGGACAACCACAGTTCGGGTGGTTCCTGGCTCAACATAGCGGCCAGCAAGGTGTGCTTCAAGAGCCTCAATGGATAGTCGAGCTTCGTTACGGACTCGTTCATCGAGAGTGATGGATTTAAATGGCGGGACGTAACACACATGGTAGTTACCATACTTGGACTTGAAGACGTAGCCAGTTGTATTCACAACTCGAGCACGTCCCGTCAACTTCTTGAACAGTGCAGAGTCCTGGATAGCCAGGTGTGTGATTTCGCCGTTGCCAATAACCAGCTCATTGAACCAGTCGTCAGAGATCTTGCCGATAGGCAATGAGATCTTCTGGCCGACCAGTGCTGGGCAGCTGCGTGGGCAGATGTATCCAATGCTCATTAGTTCGGCTTGCTATCCGGAGGAGGCTCAAGCATTGCACTGATGTAGCCATCAAGGCTTCGAGAGATGCCGATCAACTCGGCCATGCCGATGCCAGAGCCGATGAGTCGCAACTCACCATCACCAGGAATTAGCAACAAGCCTGCTTCCATCTTGTGAGTCTCGAGAAACTCAGACAAGGCCGAGACAAGAGGATGATCTGTCATGGTTCAGCTCACTAGATAGAGGAAGTTTCGGGCTCTCGAACAAGCTACATAGAGTAGTCTGCGACGCTCATTGGGGTTCTTGCAAGAGTACAAGCTTGGAGTGTCCACGAACACTGTATCGAATGTGCTGCCCTGACTCTTATGAATCGTTAAGGCTTCTGCATGCCGCAAGTCGATGAAAGTTTCCTTCAATCGAAAGTACGTATTCCAGTCTTTATCGGATTGAGCCTTAGCGATGTCAGCCTGCAAGCGTGAGTTGTCCTTATACGTAGGCAAGTCACCTATATCAGTATGAGCAATAATGAGATGCGGTGATCCAGGGACAGGCGAGATGCCCAGGATTTCAACCATAGAATCTGTAGGGATCCACTCCCATGTTCCTGGGCACGGTGAGTATCGGAACGCAGAGTTCACGATGACAGAATCTCCAGGGATGAGGGCCGCAGGTTTCTTAGCCGCACCTCGAATCACTTTCACGGCTGAGGCTGTGCGAGCGTTGGTGTACGACAACAAGATGCAGTTGTGCCACTGCTCCTTCTGTACTAGATCAGTGACAAGCACATGGGCTTCAGGGCCGGTTACACGTTGAATGTGCGGCGGTCGACTCGAGATGGTGATGTTGTTGCCGTTGAATACGGCAGCACGCAGAGCTGTGGATAGCTCTGTGATGGCTGGAGTGTCAATGCTTCGCATGACTTGAAACAGACTGGCTGTTGGGATGTCCAGCTTGAAGACGGAAAATGTGCCGCTCGATACTGGCGGGAGCTGCGCATCATCCCCTACCCAGATGATTTTGCTCTCTTCGCACATCTCCTTCGTGATGGCGTAGAGGGTCTTATCGACCATCGACGCTTCATCTACGACGATGACATGACCTCGGATATTGCTGGCTTTAGGATCTCGAACAAGAGAAGTCTTGCCAGTAGCGAAGTCATTGCGCACGGTGAGATGCAGCAGATTGTGAATGGTCTGCGCATGGCCAGTGAGCTTACGCAGCACACTGGCAGCTTTGTTTGTTGTAGCGCAATAAGTGGCGTTGTCTCCAAGAATGGAGTGGAGCATGTAGGTCTTTCCAGTACCCGCTTGCCCCGTCAAACAAAACTCACGCCGATCACTCGCTAGAAACGCTTGCAGCTCATCGGCTGCTCTCATTTGATCTTGGTTTAGCACGGCGAGTGGTCACATAAAGTATGAGGGAGAGCACCAACGCGATGCCCAGGAGAGAGGCGACAAAGAGCTGAGGAGCATGTTCCATCATAATGTCAGAGCCTCTTCGACGGCGTATGCACGCCACTGTGCGCGAATCTCAGGACCGAACAGACGTTCACCACAACGGTGCTCGTGTTCCTGGTCCATGGTAGCAGCATCCTCCCACCGTCCCATATGACAGAGTTGGAGAATGTCAGCTTTTGCGCTGATTGAACCGGCACCACGAGAGATTCTCAGGCGCTTGGCTTTGCTACGGCGTCCAGCTGCACGGGTTGTTTTGTTGAAGGCATGCTTGCTAACGCTTCGTCGATTCAGTCCCATATGGGACAACATGTTGACATCTCCCGGCTGAATACCGAGAGCGGCAAGAGTAGCAGCGATGCGAGCAAGAGCTTTCATGAACGTTTTCCTATGAGTTTTTCCCAGGCACGCTTGACAGCGTTCACCTTGAAGTTGTTGCGAGACTCTTCGACAACAATAGATGGTTCGGGATCAGGCATATCCCACTCTACGATGTCGAGTTGTACTACTTTCGAACCACCACGTTGTTCGTTGTGTTCGAAGTAATCAAGAGGGCGTGTTGTCAGCCTTGGCTTTGCTGAGCGCATTGGCCAACTCCTTACGGCGACGAGCCATCTCAAACTCAACGCCTTTGTAGAACGCCTGTCGCAGAGCATGTTCAACGCTGCTTTTCTCGCTTGCGGCGGCTTCGTCAGCTGCCTTACGCAGCTCTTCTTTGAAATCAGTAGCCATTGTGATGTTCCTTAGGGCCAAACAAGAACCCAGCCGAGTACGTAGACTGCTGCACCGGCAGCAATTAGCCATACTCCAGTCCAGATCCAATCGTGGATGGTTCGCTTCTTCTTGCGGGAATTGACGATCACGGGAACCTCATACTGATATGGATCGTAATCGACCAATGACAATGGGTCATAGATTTTACGAGACTCGGCATGCTGCCAGAGTCGACGATAGTTCTCCACTTCCGTCTTGAGTGCTTTGACCTGCTCATCGCTACGTGCAGCCATTTTCATGGCAACGTCGCGGTCATGCGTGAGCCGCTTCACTTTTTCTTGAAGCGTCTGAAGTTCAGAGTCAGTGGTCATGTTGATTCCTGAGGATGCGTGAGTTTCATCATGCACGGGGGACAGTAGTACGCTTTGTAGGCATCACCGTCGAGGTCTGCATACACGTCGGGTTCAGCCTTGCTTAGGACTAGGCGTCGGTTGCACCCTGCGCATACCAAGTAGAGCAAAAACTGTTTCGGGGGAACGAGCACGATGTTCATAAACGCGCCTCATGCCTTCTTCGGCAGCCATGACCCCGTAGAGGTCATTACGGTGACTTGCCCAGGCGTCGAGGAGTTCGTCTGCGGAGAGTTCGACAACTGGAACGAGAGTGGTGTTATCAAGCCCAGCTGACATAGTTCTTGCTCCCGGATCCACTGTTCATGAAGCTCTTCTTCATGGGCTAGAGCTGCAAGCATGAGATCTTCATCGTCTTCATGTTCAGCGGCCCATTCGCCCATGCGGCTCATTTTACTCTCCGAAGGTTTGCTTCGCCCACAGATGGAAGGTGTGTGGAAAGACTTCGCCAACAATGTTGGCTACAGCGTCTGCGTAAGCCCGAATTTCACGTTGAGCATTCGGTGCGCAGCGCAACGTCATAAATGACAGCCAGTTTCTGAGGTTGGCTGAAGCTCGCATCTTGGAGTAGTGGTCGACTGGCATTTTTTTGCGAGCCAGTTCTTTAGGTACTCCAATGGCCAAACCTTGCTGGTAATGGGTCTCGAGCGTTTGGTTGAGTTCCAAATCCATGGCAACCCAGTTGGTGATCAGGTTTTCCTGGACCTTGCCGACACCACCAGCTTGTTTATTCGTGGTGACAGCCTTGGCACGCTCGATTACCTCATCCACATGACAGTGATAGTAAAGGTCCGGCAGAGCCGTATAACGAGCACTCATCTCGTTGTACGACTGAGTACGGTGACGATGCCATTCACGAAAGACGAAAATGGGAGCCTGGACTTCAATTACCATCCCAGCAAACTCAAATGGTGTGCTGTGTTGGTTGTTGTACAGGTACGTCAGAAGCTTGAGGTCGTTGTCCCAGCCACGGAAGTTTCCTTGCGTAGACTGACGCGCTGCTTCGATGATGCCTACTTCGAAGTCGACTTCTTGAGCAGGATCGGTTTCACGTCCTGTACCCCAAGCTTCGATGAACTCCACGTACCCGTGGTCCAGGACTTCAATCTTCATCGTGATCACCCCAAGGATTGCCGAAGCGAATCATGGCTCCCGTCAAGAGAGCCACGCCAATGCAGACAAGGGCACCGAGAATCCACCACATGGTTAGGTCCAGAGGATGTGAGTGACTTTGCCACCCGTACCTTCGGTGTCTTCCACCTTGAAGCCACGCTTTTCGAGAGTGGCTCGAACGGTGTCAGAGAGTTCACCGACCACCTGCATCACGCTGTTACCCTGACGGGCGTTGAGCAGGATGCCCATGAGAATGGCCGTCAGGCTGTTAGCCTGGATGCCGTCTGGGGCGGTGAGCATGGCAGCGTCCTTAGCCGTCATGCCGATGGCGGCAGAGGCAAAGGGCATGGCATGGAACAGCTCGAACACCTGCAGAGCAGTGCTCTGACCGCGTTCGTGAAGCATGTTCATGTCGGCGGCGATTGCTTCGACATCTTCGTTGATGCCGAGCCACTTGCGGAAAACGTTCTTCATTACGTGTTACCTGGGTTGATGATGACTTCGATGAGCCCCGTGTCGGGGTTGTGAGTGTCATGCAGAATTTCGACGTTCTGCAATGAGAAATCGAAATACGGATATTGGACTTCGTTCCGGACATACCGGTAACCAGCCCAACCGTACATCCGAAAAGCTTTGGGAACGCCGGAGAGTCGGCCATATCCCTTTTCCATCAGCTTTTCAGCAAGAAGTGTGGAATCGCCAAACAATCGAATCCACCATTTCTCGTCGACATTGACAATGCTGCGTGCAACGAGTCTGTTGCCGCCTGGAGCATAAAGCGCAGCAATCGCAAGTTTGTTCTGTGGGTGCGCGTAGCAACGCACAATGTTAGTTCCTGTCATGCACGAATCAACTTCTTCATGTGCATAGACTTCCGTCCACTTATCGGGATCGGTGTAGAACTCGAGACGATAGTTCGTCAAATCGACTTCAAGTTTATCGAGTACTGCGCTGTCGATGTAAGGGCGGAACAAAGCCAAGAATTTCGGTATTGGCAGACTACGATTGGGACATTCGTGAAGTCTGTAGTTGTGCAGATCCGGGTAGTAGCAAATGTTGCTGCGCTTGCCTGGATCAAACTCTGGCAAAGTAACTGCCCGAATTGCTTCAGGGAAAATGCTGGGACAGCTATCGAAGTCGTCCTTGTACATCTCCGCCAGATCTGGATCTATCCGTCGAAGCATCCTTACCACGGCCTGTTTGGAAGGAATCTTGGTGTGCTTCTTCTTGAACCGCTTCATCACATTTCGAACCTCTTGTAGATCCGTTGCGCCAGTTTTAGTGCCTTGTCACGAAGATCAGGAGGCAAGCGATCCGAGTAGTCGTACAGGAAGTCACCAATCTGCAGCGGACCAATATCTAGATCTGGCACGATATTTCGTGCTGCTTGAATCTGGTCAGAGCTGAACAAGGGATAGCTGCGACTGTTGAATCCATAACCACGTTCAATCGGATCAGCCTTTGGCGGAGTGTGATCCAGCTTGGACCAATCAGCTGCGATGAGGCTGTCTCGCAAAGCTTCGATGTACGCTTTATTGAGCGTCTCGTTCTTGCTGTGCTCTCGGTCATACCCTACCGAGAGATTGGTGCAATTGGGAACAATGCCGAAGAATTCAGCAGTGTCGGTGTAGATGCCAGTGTCATCGAGCACATGTCCCATATTGAGAATTTGGGCAAGGCTCTTACCGAACTCGTCGCTGCATCCGCGACCAGCGCCTTGATGCGTAATGACACTGGTTGTACCGCGACGATCAAGTGCAATAGCGCATTTGACGTTCTCGAACAGGTCTTTGCGCTTTTCAGCACAGTAGCTTGAACCGATGCCACCGCGTTCTTCACCACGGAAGAAAGCATAGATCCCAGGAACTTTCCTGTGGATCATGTTGAACATCAGCCAGTTACCGGCTGCGTCATCTGCCCCGAGAGGCTGATTGTCTTTCTTGCAGTAGAGACCGTTTTCCAGGACAACATCCTGGAAGACCTTCTCACTGGTCATGTGCACTGTGTCAGTGTGACTGGTAAACATGATGTCACTCTTGCCGACATAGACAAAAAACGCCATTGGCGTTTCTGTCTCCGACACGATGATGCGAGGGTTAAGAGGCATGATGAAGTTCTGGATGTACCTCTTTTCACCCTCCGAACCGTGTGAACGGCGGTAGGTGAGTAGCGTGTACAACGCTGGAACGTCGGGCCTAGTACTCGTCATCATCATCTCCATTTCTGCAGTTATCGCACTGACATTCGCCAGGAGCTTGAAATTCATCAGAGCCTTGACCAACGATGGCGTCATTTCGGTTCATGACAAGCACACCTTGATATCTACCATCGAGGTATGGACCGGTGAGAACTTCGTTATCACAGTACTGACACTCGCTGTAACCAGGGGTCATGTACTCATCTTTTAATGTCTCGTCGCTCTGCTTGTAACCGAGACGAGTCAAAGCTGCGACGAAAAAGCCGCAATCTTTGCCGT